ATATGTATTGTGTTATTTTGGCTACCATCGTCAGACGGCTGGCACCACCCAGCCGTGACCGCTCCGAAGAGCGGTTTCGGTTTACTTTATTCTCCATACTTTTTCCGCTTGTCTGAAACCGACATATTCGCCGTCTTTGTTTAAGCCGCGGTTTGCTATTTCTTTTTTGATCATTTTCATAGCATCAACCTCACCATTGGCGAATTTAAGAAGTAATTCGGTATCCATCGTCTGAAAAGCAAATTCTGGATTCTTTTTGTCTTTCATTGTTTATCTCCTTTTAAATGTTTAGCTACCATCGTCAGTTGACAGGCACCACCCTGTCAAGACCGAGGAGACGATAAATTGTCAACTCGGTTTCGGTAATAACACTGTAAGGAGGAGAACATTTATGCAACACACTGAGGATTTACTTGGTTGATTCAATCCCGTGCTTCCAGTCAATGCATCTGGATTTTACTTAATTCAGCGCCCGATGGCCAAGTCTTTAGTATGTCTGGCAGTCGTTTGCTTATTCAAACCCGCGGCGGATGCTGTGTGCGCCGAAGCGACTTATTAATTTGTTGATTGGTTTTTCGCGTGGTGGCTAACTTTTTACACTGATTCGAATCAATTCCGAGGTTCTCTTTGAAGACTCGCTCCCGAAATCGTTGGAGGTCATTGCCTTCGCGGTGTCGTTTGAGATGTTTTTTATGGGGTTTACTCACTGGGTCCGTTTCCCGCTGACCCTCTCAAACTCGCTCTTGCTAATTCCGTGCGCTTTGTTTCGTGTTTCGCGCTATGTCAAAGAACACTTTAAATAAATGCAATTTTTGTGCAGGATCCACGGAAATACCGAAAAAATAACCGTTATTTTCCTTAATGGTTCCAGTGGTTTAACCGTGTTTGTGATTCGTATACCGAGGATATGGCTCAGGATATCAAAAAACTGACAAAAAACGTCAAAAAACTGACAAAAATCGTCATAGCCAACCACCAGTAAACATTATAAATATTTATATTAAAAAATGCAATATGTCAAAAAATGTCATATATGGGTATTATATCATGCTTTATATGGAACCCGGATAACCTGATATTTGGATATGACATAAGTATCTGATACTATGAACAATGTCCGAGGACGGAATAGGGTAACAGATTACATAACCTCCGTATACGGAATTGTACAGTCAACACAAGGGTACGGACCTCTGCAATGTCTTGTGCCGTAAGTATCCATGGTTTCTGGTAGTTGTGGATACAGAGCCAGTAAGCATTTGCTAAACAAGTGACCCTAAACTTTCAACCTTACGGCCAGCCATAGCCTGCCATCTGCCATGGTTAGTGGTATGTCCGACTAAATACTATCAAGAGAAAAACAACTTGACACGCTCAAATTAACATACTTATAAGTACACCTGATTATATACGAGGAGTAAATACTTCAAATTACGGAATCATGGATAAGCTGCCAAAGAGAAGAAAACGCAAACCCAACCCGATGGATAAGTTTAATCGATCCACACGGGTCATTATATATAAGGCATTAAAAGCACGATTACCTATCCACCGTGCATGTAGTTTGGCAAATGTGAACCGATCCACGTATCGTGATTGGATGAAGAAAGGAGAGAATCCTCGTCGCTACCCAAAACATGCCATGTTCCGTAAGACCATTACCATGATTGAATCAAAGAAAGAACAAGAGGCGTTAAGGGTGATAGAACTTGCCCAGTACGGTGGGCAAGAGATTGTGGAAACCAAGATACATATCGGCGGTAAGTATGGAAGAGAAATTACCAGAATACGAAAACAACTTAAACCACATTGGGGTGCAGCAGCATGGTGGTTGGAAAAGACCAAACCAAACGATTACGGCGGTGACCAAATTGGTGAGACTAACCAGACACCTGAGGAACTGGCAAGAGAAATTCGCGAGGCGATGCAGGCAATGGATGAATCAGTTCCGGAAGAAGATTGTTGCCTGGAAGAAATACAATCTTGTGGATAGGAGATACGGCATGGAAACAAAAATATTTAAAATCACCTATGACCCGACCGAAGGTACATTAAATGAAGAAAATATCCTTTTAATGGGTGAGTATTTTGGCAATTTACAGATTGAAGATATTACCGATCAGGTAATAACCAACATTGCCGACACCGATAAGAGGCATAGATGGTTAAAATTCCATGCCCGATCAAGGGAAATAACAAATGAATAATGTAATCGATCTGACCACTCGCACCGAAGTAAAATGGACGCTTTCCAACGGGTGGAATATTTACATTTGGAACAGGATGCTCCAAGACCAGGTTAATGCCGAAGAAGAAAATAAACTTTTATCTACCGCCAAAAAACCGCTGTTGGATCCTGCCGATATCGGGATGGAGATTGATCCTGATAACCTAAACAACTTTCCCGAGGAGTTGTTTGATTCAACACCTTTAGGGGATAACTATTTTTATGACAATTATATCCAGCGCTTGAATCAACGAGAAGAATCAACCTTTACCTGGCCGACACCAAAAGAAGTAAGGGTTTCCGACCGAGACTTCCCAGCAGACTATAGCGCCAATATTACTATGGCGGATATTCCCAGCTTGGTTGGTGATGGGAAAAAGATTGGGTGTCCTCAACACAACTCCAAAGAATCAAGCCAGCAGGAAAATTCCTGCCGGATTCAAGACACCACCGGAAGAGAGGAGTAATTAATGCCAGCCAAAGTGATTATTAATGATTCGCGCCTAACCAAACGATGGGAAAAACTTGGCTACCATCAGGAGCAGAGTAATTGCTACCGATCACCGGCGCGTTTTAATATTAATCACTCTGGGCGGCGGTCAGGAAAAACAGAACTCCAAGGCAAAAGAAAGGTAGTAAGAAAAGCACTTAGAGGCGCCACAATATTCCCCGACTGGAGATGTTTTATTGGTGCGCCTGTACGGCACCAAGCAAAGAAGATTTATTGGTCGGATATTAAACAACTGGTGCCAAAGAAATTCATGGCCGGCCCACCGAACGAATCGGAGTTAATTGTTCGGCTTATCAACGGAAGTGAGATACACGTGGTTGGTATGGACCGTCCCGAACGTGTTGAGGGTCAACCCTGGGACCACGGTATACTCGATGAATACGGAAATATGAAGCCACAGACCTGGGAAGAGCATGTCCGCCCAGCCTTATCAGATAGAAAAGGATCATGCGATTTCATTGGTGTGCCAGAGGGTAGAAATCATTATTACGACCTGGTACAATTGGCCAAGGAAGATAAGACTGGATCATGGAGAGTCTGGCACTGGCCATCATGGGAGATACTCGATGCCGAAGAAATTGAAGCCGCCCAGCGAGACATGGACCCGCTTATCTATGAACAGGAATATGGTGGAGAATTTGTTAATTTCACTGGAATGGCCTACTATGTTTTTGATGAAACTCGGCACGTCGGAAAGTACCGACGTTTTTATGATCCCAAGCGGCCATTGGTTTTCTGCTTCGATTTCAATGTATCACCTGGCGTGGCAGTAATCTGCCAGGAGATGGGTAGCGATGTTTTTGATTTACCTATCGGGATGACGATTACTGCTATTATCGGAGAAGTATACATCCCACGCCAAAGCAATACCATCCGTGTGTGCAAGAAATTAATTGAAGACTGGGGCCAAGATGGAGAAGACCATCAAGGATTAATCATTTGTTACGGTGATTCAACTGGTGGCGCTGAAGGAACAGCGAAGATATCCGGTAATGATTGGGACCTGATTAAACAACAATTATATCCGTATTTCGGTGACCGTCTTTACTTCAAGGTGCCGACCAAGAACCCGAAAGAACGCCAGCGGGTTAATGCTGTTAATAGCCGGTTGATGACATACTCTGGCGATGTTCGAATGGTAATGGACGGCAAGCATTGCAAGAAGACGATTAAGGATTTTGAGGGTGTACGAGTTATTGAAGGCACGGCGGGAGAGATTGACAAGAAGTCCGACCCGCTGCTCACCCATTTAACCGATGCCGTCGGCTACTATGTCCATAAGGAATTCCCGGTGCAGAAATACTACACCGCCGACGATATTCGCGATATGATGGCGCGCAGAAACAAAGAGCGCATTGATACGGCTTTGAGGAGAGCCGCTTAACCCAAACAAAGGAGATACGGCAATGAAGAAAACAAAAACATTTCAGGAAACTTGTATTTTAATTAATTCTCTTTTTACTAATGACATCAATATCATTGCAAGAGAATTAGAGAATATCCTTCTCGGTGAAACAGTGACTACAGACATGAATCCTGAAAAACTTATTGATGGTACGGCAGAATTTAGTCACTGCTTCCATGAGGAGGATATACTTCGGGTGTATCGGAAGATTAAAGCGATCCAAAGGAATTGTGAAAAGTTAGAGCGGGACCTTGAGGAAGAAGATATTCCGGTGATGGAAGAATTCATGGACGCGGATCATATAGCAAAGCCCGATACGGTGAAAATTGTGGCTATTAAGCAACCCGACGGAAGTACTTTTATTACCGACAACGTCCAAGCAGAGATGACTTGCAAGTGTGGCAAGTCAAAGTTGTGGATGCACGCCGGGCAGATATCCACACCATGCCCGTATTGTAGGAGACAATATCTTGCTGTACATCATCTTAAAACAGGACAATTTAAGTTTATCCATTGTAATGCGTGGTGGAGAACTCTTTGGTATAAGATGATCGGAAGGAGCCAGGCATGAAATGGTGTAAGAAGACAAACCGGATGAAGTATAATTGGTGGGAGCGCCTTGTAGCCAATGTCCGCGTTTATCTATCCGGCCATTTTGAATTCGGGCTGGTTAGGAAAGAAGATACCTTCGGACATAACTATAAAGGCAATTATAAACACTTTGGTCATAAGGAGATGGTTAAGGAGTATTTATCCAAGGGTTCTTGGCATCGGAAGTGGAGGGTAGCATGAAGAAAATCAAAATCAATTGGACCTGTTCTGATTACTGTCACCACTCTCACCGATTTAAATGGATAGCGTATTTGTGTGGGCGCGTTCAATTATTCAAACACTTGTGGAATGCGGAAGCAAAGTATAGTACCGCTCCATTGAGGAGATGATTATTGAGTAAAGAAAACAAAGAAAGTCTGTTGGTGACTTCGCCTATTCGTCCTATAGAGCAGATTTCAACGGTTTGCGTCGGTAAACCAAACGCCGTATCTCCTCACCCGACGCACTCAAGCCCGGTCGGCTCCTCTGGTAGGGAGCTGCCGCCCGAAGGAGACGGCCGACCGGGTATTCCTCTCCCTCTATGCGCCGACCGGTCCGGGTATGGCCCGGACTGTGTCGGCTGCATAAAGGAGCAGGAATGCGAGGAGATAGAACGTAGTATTTATGAGAAATTTATGGCAGATATGACTGAAACAAATGGAGGAGATCTAATGGCAGATAAAGTACAAATATGGAATCCGAAAGGTATGTGCTGGACCCTGATAGATCGAGAATTGGGACAGATTGTTGACCATTCACCGGGCAAGTTTCTGGACGTGCCGATTTTTACTCATAAATCTGTTATGGAGTCATGCAATGGAAATCTCCCTCTTCCGCAATTTCCGCCCGAGGTAGTAATTGAGGAATGTTCATTTGAACAGAGTGGATATACAACCAGAGGGAATCATTGGAATGTTCCGACATTGTTAAAAGCGGCAAATGACCAACATTGCCTCGTATTTGATCTTCCGTTGTCCGCAATCGATTTGAGTGCATGTCCGTGGAAAGATACCCAAAGTGTGGAAGACATTATTTATCATGCCAACCGTGCTTACAAATCGGACTTGAAATATCCGATTATACTTGATTGGCACGGTTATATTTGTGATGGATGGCACCGGGTAGTCAAAGCGGTAATACTTCAGCATAAAACAATCCGAGCATATAGGCTTAAAAAATATGTTGAACCTGATTTTATCAAGGAGGGGGAGAATGCCGGTAATTAGTGAACGCGATGAATGGAGGGCCCAGGAAGATGCATACACCTTGGCTGAAGCAAAGAAGATTCAGAAAGACCAGGTTCGTCTCACTCGGGCGCAACAGGCAGCAAAGAAATTGGCAGACGAAAGGGCGGAGGATGCTCAATCAATGCGACAAGTCGCCGGAAGAAAAGAAAACAATTCCACACCGGCGAAGGGCAATGCAAAGATGGTTCGTGATTCAAAACCGCAGGCGCAAACAGGTCGTCCTCGGCAGGGCCAGGGAGCAAGCCAATTTAACGTTTTCAAAAAGATTGGATAAATTGCTTGAGTGGCTGAAGACACCAGAAGCCGCAGAAGCATTAAGGAAAGCAAGTCGGCGATCGGAATTAGGAGAATCGGTATGAAGTATAAAATATTCTGGCTGGATAATAAAGGAGAGAAAAAAGAAAAGCAGGTCAAAAAGGATCGCCAGGAAGAAGCATTATTGGAGGCGTTTTTCGGATATTTAAAGGATAATTCGGAATCAGCACCTTTTGGAATAGTCGAAGAAATTGAGGACTAAAGGAGAAACAAATGCCTGAAGAAAAGAAACCGACCGGCAGCGGCGGAATGAAGAAACAACTTACCGTTGGTGATCTTATTGCAACTCATGAGTTGTACGACCAAAACGAAAGTGAATGGACATTCTTAACTGCCGTATATGAAGGGATTCGGGAAATTATTCGCCATGACCTCATTGAACGCCACGAACGCGAACCAATAATCGCATACCAGCGGCGAATTAAAGAATTATTCAGTTTCGGTTATTCCAAGTCTGTAGTGGAGATATTCCATTTCTTTTTGTTTAAGAAAGAGCCAACTCATAAACTCGGCAAATTATTAGAAGATAAACGCTGGAAACTCTTCCAGGAGGATGCTAACTTATATGGTATGGATTATAATGCTACCATCATGGAGATTGCACTCTGGGCAGCAATACAAGGTCATATGGGTATTCTGGTAGACAAAGCGAATGCAGGATTCCAAACAGTTGAACAACAAGTCAACGCCAAGGTCTATCCGTATCTTGCTAAGTATCACCCAAAGGCGATACTTGACTGGCAATGGGAACGTGATGAATACAATCGTCCGTACCTCTCCTATCTCAAATTGGAAGATGATGATGGGCAATATCGTATTTGGGAGCCTGATCACTGGGAAATATGGGAGTTGCCAGAAGATAAAGATGGTAACCCAGATAAAAGTAGTGAAGGCGCCGATGCAGTATTTATTGATGCCGGCCCGAATCCAATTGGAATAATTCCTTTTATCTGGTTCTATAACCAACGGTCGAAAAAAGCTAACATTGGCAACTCCGATATCCATGAAGTGACACGCATTGATCTTTCCATTATTCGAAGTATGTCTCAGATAGAGGAGACGATTTATTTTGCTGCATTCCCAATGATGCGAAAACCAATGCGTGATGCTAAACCAACGGAAATAAATTCTCCACAGCAGGACGATGAAGTTAGTGTTCAAACTGTGCTTGAATTCGATCCTGAACATCCTGAAAGTAAACCGGATTGGCTTGATTCCGCAGTTGCCGAGCCTGTTCAAGCAACACTTAGTACAGTAAACAAGAAAATTGAAGAAATCTACCGGGCAGCAAATATTGGCGGTATGGCAGCAACCGAACCGAGCAAATATCAGCAATCGGGAGTTGCCAAACGTATTGATTTCCAATTACTTAATTCCAAGATGGTATCGAAAGCGATTAACCTTGAGGACGCGGAGAACAAAATCCTTGAGCTTTGGTGCCGATGGGAGAATTTGTGGGATCATTATAAAAATGAATCAAAGATGGGTCGTGCCAAGACATTTGATATTGAGGAACTTTCCACTACACTTGATGACGCATTAACCGCCAAGACGGTGGTTATCTCCAATCGCTTTAATGAATTACTTCAGAAACAAGTTGCCAGACAGGTACTCCCAACAGCCACTGAACAACAGATGGTGGATATTGATAAAGAGATCGAAGCAAATGTCCAGAGAGAGACACCGACAGGAGAGAATATTCCGGATATCGATAACCCAGACCTTAAGCCCGGCGACCGTGACATTGTTAACAGCGGCACCTCTCCTGAAGAAACACCTACAGCCAGCGACAAGACTGGTCAAGTTCAACAGGGAGGTGAGGAGTAATGCCTGCAGCATTTGATAGATGAGTAGCTAAAGGTGGCCGAGTTCGGACCAAGAAATTAAAAGGACGCAAATATCAACATATTTGCTTTATTGGTGGCAAGAGTTATGTTGGTGAGGTAAAAACCAAGAAAGGGAAGAGGAGAAAATAATAATGGCATCGGGAGAAATGTCATAATGTCGAATCCTCGCCGTATAAGAACCGTAGCCGAAAGGACCGATAAATGGTTATTGGCCCGGCAGCGGAAACATGTCAAGATGGTAGAGAAAAGCGTGGAGAACTTGCAAAACAAGATTATAAACTCCGTGCAAACACTCTCTACCAAGCGAGGACAGCTTGAAGGTGTGCGTGTAAATCTAAAGCAAGCTCAGAAAGTACACAAGGATGTTATACGTCTTTTCGGTGATCAGTTCAGCCGTGACATGCGGCGTATGATTGATGACTTTAGTTCGGTGGAGAGTTTAATTGAATCGAGTTATTCCTATTTAGGTGAGTCAGTAAAATTCACCGGGCTTGACCGTACAACTATGGACATTTTGAAAGATGGTTATTGGAGAGATTACTTGGCGATTGGTGATCAACAAAAAAATAAAGTTATCCAAGAGATATATAACCAAGTGATTGCCGGAGGAGAATTCTCTCAACTTGTTGGTTCGGTCGAGCAAGCACTCCTCGGAAGTAATCTTACCGGTGTGACCGGGCGCCCGCTTGTAGGCTATGCGCGCCTGTATGCCCGGGATATGATAATGAATTTCCATAATGAGGTGAATATAAAAAAGGCAGAAGAAATTAATATTAAACACTTTCTTTATGTGGGAGATATTATTGCCACCACCCGACAGTTTTGCAAGACCCGTGTGGGAAAGTACTACACAAAGAATCAAATTCAATCATGGACTTACCGCTGGGCTGGTAAGAGCGGTCCCGCGTTCACTCATAGAGGCGGATGGAATTGTCGTCATCATTGGCAACCAATAAGACCAGAATGGCTTGAGGGAAAGAAGAAATTAGATGTTGCCGATTGGAATCTTGAGAAAAGAGGGAATGGTTAATGAGACTTGATAATTTGACAGATGGAAGGGTTCATCCTTCGGATGGTGGTGTAAATGATCATCATGCTGCTCCGATTTCTGTTGATTTCATAAATACAACCCAATCCTTGCCACCCGGGACTTCGTATAACCTTGATGTCTCTTTGGGTCGTGATGATTTTCGGTTCGCCCGGGTTATGATAATTGGACCGAATGATTCAGCAGGATTAAATTCTCCTTGGAAAGAGTGTGCCGAATTATTAGTGACCAGGGACTCTACCAAGGCTATGGGACATAGTATTTCGAACGCTGGTCAAAAGAAAGTTTATGCGTCCACTTATTCGAAGCAGAATTCGGATTCATATTTAACTCACAAGATTTTCAATGCTGGGGTCGGTGATTATATTGCCGTGGAAAATGCAGTATTAACCGGCAGTGTTCTTCGGTTAACCTTCCGAAGTTTTTACGGTGGCTCAATGACCCTGAATGTTCGGGGTCAAGCTTTGTTATGGTAGGTGATCATGAAACTTGATGCAAATAGAAAAATTACTGACCATGATTTAATGACTGGTATTGGAGAAGATGATCACCATAACCGGGGAACATCAGTTAAGGTTTTGATCAACTCCCAGTCAATATCTGCTCAATCTGCTTATGAAGTTCGGATCGATCTGGGAGCCAGTGGTTATCGGACATTCCGTGTTTTGTTACGGGGCAGTAGTAATGTTGATATCCAAGGTCACACCGGGGTTTTTGTAATTGCCGGCGGGGCAAGCGAAGATTGCTCCGGAATTGGGATTGAACCCTATGGAGCAGCAGAGTATACAATTTCATATATGGGGGCTTATTCTCGGATTCACGGAGACTCTTATTTATCTCCGATCGGTACCTTCGGTACAAATATAGCATTACGGGATGCCTATATCGATGATAACGAGGCGGTCCTTGAATTTTATAATGCGTCAGTATCTACCCAGGATTTAAAAGTTTACGGGACATTAGTGGTGAAATAATGAGATTAAAAGAGTATAGGGAACATCCAGCAACACATGCAGCTTTGTCTAATGTTGGAATCGATCAACACCATGATCGTCCAGAGAATATTGAGGTTTCTAATACTTCTCTATTGGTTTATCCATTGCCGTCCGGGCCTTATACATGGGATATATCGGTCCCTTTGAATGCTAAGGTTGTTAAGTTTTCTTTTCGAAGCAATCATACGGTCGCCGAGGGAGGTGGTAAAGCCGGAGTTCATGGGATAGCAACAAGAAATCAATTCGAAACAACTGTATTTTCTTTGGGTGGTCATGGCACAACTTCAATTACTTCTTACAATGCGGTTTATTCTAAAGTTGCCTCGGCTACGAATCTATCCCATAAGGTCTTTTCTCAAGCGGATACCGAAAGTGTCTGCCTAACAGATGCTTATCTAACATTAATATCTGGAACCGAAAGAGTTCTCAGAACAATCTGGACAAATTATGGGGGATCAATTGAGACCCTGAATTGCTGGGGAGAGGTTCAGGTTATCGGATGAAAGATAAATTAAAAGTATTGGCAATTTGTCAGGAAGATCCTGAATGGTTACTTGGAGGTATGGGTCGGCATCTACAAGAACTTTATAAAGCTATGGCCAAAAGGGAAGATGTTTCGGTGGATTTATTAGTAGGAGGTCCATCTCATATCTCCTATGAATACAACGGTTTCCAAAAACACCATAGCCACAAATTATTGTGCTACAAACCGAAGGCAGCAAATATGGCAAGTCTCCTTATTACTGATATACAGCTTGCCACAACCCTAATGAAGTTAATTGCTGATGGGAATCGATGGGACCTTATTCATGTTCATGAATGGAACTCAATCCAGGTTGCCCGTATGGCTCGGGAAGCATTGGATATTCCAATGGTGGGTACAATGCATCTTTGTATCACAAAGTTGATGGAAGAAGCTCACCAGGATCCGACGAAATTACGGGAACCGGATATCTATTTAATGCAACAGGAGGGTCATTTGATTGTGGATGTTGATGAATTAATTCTTTGTTCGCAGGCTTATATTGATATGGCCAGAAGAACATTCATGACCGACCGCCCAATCAACCTAATTTACAACGGCATTGATATGAAGAAGTGGAGTAAAGATAACGAGGCAGGGATTGAAGTAAAAAAACATCTTTCAATTTGTACAGATAAACCAATCGCCTTGTATGTCGGTCGTATTGCTGAGATGAAGGGGATTCGTGATCTCCTTAAAGCAATAGAAATATGGGATGACTGTCCCTATATGTTTGTTTTGGCAGGCGAAGTTAACGCAAATAGTGAAGCGGATAGAGAAAATTGGGACGTAACAAGAAAAATCAAAGAACTTGAAGAAATATGTCCTCAAAGAATACGGTGGGTAGGATTTCAAAACGACGATGATCTTAGAGGTCTTTATTCGCTTGCAGAAATAGGAATTATGCCGTCTGTCCATGAACCATTTGGGATAGTTGCACTTGAATTTATGGCAACTGGTGTACCACTTATTTGTACCGAAGTTGGAGGTCTCGGTGAAATAGTAATTGATGAAAATGGTAATGAATATGCGTTTATCATTGATCCTTGTTCTCCAGATCAGATAATAGAAGCTGCTAAACACCTACGTGATAATACTTGCGCGAAAGAGGAGCTGTGTAGAAATGGAATCAAGAGAACAACAAAGTTTACTTGGGAATGTGCAGCAGAACAAACAGTTGCGCTCTACAGAAAAACAATTTCAAAATAAGGAGAAATTGAAAATGTCTTTAAAGCCTTTGGTTCTTGCGACTCCTTACAGCTCGGTATCGCTTGATCACGTAAAAATAGCAAGATATCTTTTGGAAGATAACGATACATCAGGGCAACATTGGGTTGAAATATGGGTTATCCTTGGATATTTGGCAACTCCTGGCGATGAAAGCACATTTATTCAACATGTTCATCCAATTTCTGGAGACGCCGCCTTTGGATATATGAAATTCGAAGATGGATTTCATCCATTAAATCCATCTACAGCTCTTGGAAAATGTGATGATTGCGGAACTTGGTATCAACAAACTTCTGGTGATTGCACGGAGCAAGGATGTAATGGTTCCATAGAACCTTATGATGGATATACAAGAATTATGGATGAAAATCCTCGCGGCCCCGGCGGCGCATTTGAAAAAACATATAATGCAATTCAATATTTTTTAATCAATGAGGCTGTTCCAAACCCCAATACATGGGTAGAAGAACCGATTATAGATGGTATGGAGTGGACATAAAATGGAAACAAGAATTCAAACAGATGAAACCGAAAGAATAGAAGTTTTATTATTGGATGGTTCACTTTCGCCACTTACAAGTCTCTCCAATGCTTTTCTTTCTATTCGTCGTGTAAGTGATGGTTATTGGTATGATTTTAATGATGACACTTTTAAAAATTCCGGCTGGACAACGCGCCAACAAGTTATGACAGAAACAGACTCAACAAATGATCAAGGAGTCTATCATTATGATTTTGATACTTCTGCCATCACTAACGTTTCTGCTAATGATACTTATGAATTAAGGGTTGATTGCGCTTCGGCAACAAATGTCCCTCAAATAGGAGAGATTAAAGTTGGACAGTTTATAGATTATATAAACGGTTCAATTTCTTCAAGAGCTTTAGAAGCAAATGTTGAAGGACATGTAACTACCGCATTAAATACTTATGATCCTCCAACAAGATCCGAAGCTACATCAGACAAGGAAGAAGTACTTGCAGCAATCAATATTGCACAAAGTGATATTACCTTCTTAAAAGATATTGAAGGCGGAAGGTGGAAAATCGAAGGGGTTCAAATGATTTTCTACAAGTCTGATAATTCAACTGAGGTTGCACGGTTTAATTTATTTGATGCTGCCGGAAATCCAACTTCGGCAGTGGAAGTATTTGAAAGAAGAAGAATATAACATGCAGACAATTATTATACGTGGCTTTAGTTTAGAAGGTGGCCACCAGAAGATTATAACCAGGGGTTATGGTTATTTTCTTGATAATATTCAGAAAGAAATATTGCGTTTGGATTCATTGGTAACCCGTGTTACATCTATTGATGGAGGGGTTTGCTTAAATAAAAGTTTCAATTCGGAAATAATTAATAATTTTGTTTTGAAATGTGAAATAAAGAAAATCGAAGAACAAGAATCGATTTTGCAAAAATCAATAACTTCCGATAGTTCAATACAGTTGGAGGATATTTTATGACAACGACAACCGTTTTTGTTAATGATGTTGGAACAATTATCCGTCTCGATACCGGTGTTGATATATCAAACGCCACGGAGACGGTTATTGTAATGAGAAAACCAGATAAAACAACAGTGGAGTTAAGCGCCACTATTTATGATACAACCACTTTACAATATATTACCGTTGATGGGGATATTAGTGCTGCTGGTACCTATAAAGTTCAGGCAAAGGTTGTTACACCTGATTGGAGTGGGCGTGGATCAATAGCTACGTTTAATGTTTTGTCTGGGCTTTCAGACTAAGGAGGAAGTAATTATGTATTACAAACCTAAACATTTTGTTGTAGAAGAGATATTTCCTCCAGGAATTATTGCCGAACATAACTCTATTGGTAAACTTGATCAGATTTGGAGACTTATGGATTGGAGAGTCCTTTGGACACAAGATCAACTCCGAGAGAGATATGGTTCAATGATTTGTAACGATTATTTGTGGGGCGGTAGTAATCAATACCGTGTCTACCGCCCGGCAATTGGTTTGATTGACTGGGATTATTTCAGAAGATTCCGGGAAGTCAAAGCTAAATGGTCTTCTTTTACTTCTCAGCACTGTTTTGGACGTGCAAGTGATAGTAAGTTTAAGAAGGTAACAACGGAAGAAGTGCGCCAGGATATCAAAAGGAATCCGGACCACGAAGCATTTAGGTATATTACTGCTGTTGAGGATAAGGTCTCCTGGCTACATTTCGATACCCGCTCATGGAATCGAACCGAGAGCGGAATACTTTTTTTCTAAGGAGGTGATGTTTGAATTGTCTATTGGTAAGAACTTTAAACGGCTTGAGGAAACTCTGGATAGAGAAGTACTCCGGCCATAACGAGCCTGGATGGGCCAAGGAGTAAAAAACTATGACATGGAAACTAAAGACAGACCCCGAAAACAATGACGCCCCGGTGATTGACGACCAAGGTCGAATTGTTTACATCGATCCCGATGGCAAAGAACTGCCGCTTGATCCGCCGCAGATGTATAACAAGATATCCGAATTGGGTAAAGAAAATCAGACCCATCGAACAAAGCACGAAGAGGTGGTAAAGAAATTCGAAGCCTTCAAGGATATCGAAGACATTGCCAAGTGGAAGGAAGAGGCAGACAAAGCCTTGGAAGCCGTCGCCAACTTCAACGACAAAGACTGGATGAAGGCCGAGAAGGTAGATAGCATGAAGAAGCAGATTACCGATGCCTATGAACAGAAATTGAAAGATAAGGATAAAGGTATTGGTGATTTGAAGACTGAGCACCAACTGGCCATCGAGAAGTTGAATCAGCAAATCAGGCGGCTGCTTGTCTCCAATAAATTCGCCGTATCGAAATACTTCTCCGGCGGCGGGGACAAATCAGTCACCATTCTGCCTTCAAACATTGCCGAAGACCATTTTGGAAAATACTTCCAAGTGGAAGAAGGAAACGACGGCATGCCGACTATCAAGGCACTTTATGCTAATGGCGATCCGGTTTTATCAAAGGTCAATCCTGGAGAGCCCGCGGACTTCGAAGAAGCCATCGGGTTGATCATCGATCAATATCCAGGGAAGGAGTCAATTCTCCGCGGTACTTCCGGTGGTTCCGGAGGCGGCGGAGGCGGTGGCGAAGATGAAACAGGGGATTCTGGCGACCTCGCTAAACTGAAAAAGCAGTACGCCGAAGCCCAAACAGCAGGTAATTCACGGCTTTGTGTTACCCTCAAAAATCGAATCTTCGAATTGGAGAGGAAACTAAAAGCTGCATAACCTCTAAATGGGCGGCTGGTAGTACTGCGGAAAACAAGGAGAATAAACACCATGGCAAATACGAACAATCCAGCAACTATGTGGAACTGTCCGAACTATACCGGTGAACTTTACATGATTGGCGCGAATCAAACGCCTTTCTTGAATATGATCGGTGGGCTCCAGGGCGGTCTCGTTCGGACCGTATCTTCGTTTGAATTCCCGTTGGCTCAACCGTGGGCCCTTGAATCCGCTTCACAACCCGAGGTTACGGAAACTGCTTCTCTTACGGCGCCCGATCCGTGGACTTATGTTCGCGGTCAGGATACAAACACTGTACAGATCTTCCATCGTGCGGTGACCGTATCTTATGCCAAGCAGTCCGTGACGGGAGCAATCGTGGCCGATGCAACCACTGGCCTGGTTGATAAAAACGAAAATCAGCCGGTTCAAAATGAGAAAGACTTCCAAATCACTGCGCATATGCGTCAAATTGCTGTGAATGCGGATTACACCTTTCTCAACGGTGCCTATCAGAAAGCCACAGATTCGGGAACGGCTGCCAAATCCCGTGGTATCATCACCGCCTGTGTGACCAACAGTGTGAACGCGAATTCCGCCGCACTGTCCCGGACCCTGATCAACCAGTTGATCCGGACAATGGCCAACAACGGTGCCGAGTTCATGAACCCGGTTATTTTCTGTAATGCTTTTAACAAACAGAATATTTCGGAAATCTACGGGTATGCCCCGGATTCCCGAAATGTCGGCGGAGTGAATATCAACCAAATTGAGACTGACTTTGCTATCCTTGGGGTTGTGTGGGCGCCGAACGTTCCGGCCTCTACCTTGCTGATTGCCGATTTGGCGGTCTGCAACCCGGTCTTCCTGCCCGTGCCCGATAAGGGAGTTCTGTTCTATGAAGAACTATCCAAGACGGGTGCTGCCGAGAAAGGTCAGATTTATGGCCAAATCGGTCTTGACTATGGTCCGGAAGAGTATCACGGCAAAATCACCAACCTGGCCACCAGCTAAGTCTTCTTGACTTTTTACTTCCTAAAATAGGAGAAAGGAGACAGAGCACATGTCCAGTAAAGACAGGTTAGAAATCAGGAACTGGGTTAAGAATAACCCCGGTGTCCATCCCAAATTGCGCGAGTTCTTTGAGGTGCTTGACCGCGACTTGAAGGCGAACAATGTTTGGAGCACCACAACCACAACCACTTCAACTACGACCACCACAACGTCGTCGACCACAACGTCGTCGAGTACGACCACGACGACCAGTAGTAGCACCACGACGACTACGGAATAGTTGAAGCAACGGTTCTGGGAGGATAACCCAATGGCAAAAACAAAACAAAAAGCCAGCGAACCAAAAGCATGGCGATTTTATCGGTCGAATCTTTCGACTATCGTATGGAACCCGAAATCGGAGCAACCATTGGCCGATTTCACCGCTGGGCACTTTACTACCGATGACCCGAAGGTAGCCCGGACATTAAGAGAACTTGGATATCCTGAGATTCCGCTTGATGCTTCTGAGCCACCTGCAAATGTCATTATTAGTCAACCGACTCAAGCAATTGATGGAGATGTACCAATCGTTAGGTCATTAATGAATCAGGCGATTACTCCAACGCCAAGTCAAGAGAAGGCAGTGGAGAAAAACCTGGCCATGAAGACCCATTCAGTTGGCGGGCCTCCTGCATTGAGATCGGAGGAGCAAACACATTCCAGCGGGATTACAAAGCTACCGCGTAGGCGGAAGAAAAAGACCGCGTAGGAGATAGGCAATGACGTACTGTGTTGACAGTGACCTTGTCAAATATCGCCCGAACATCCTGTCCCTTGGTGTTGCCTCATGGGAAGACCAGCGGGAGGAAGCATATGCGTTGATCAACCGAGTTATTCAGGCTCGGTGGTATCGCAAAGTTGCGCCGGAGATGGGTTATGATCCGAATGTTACCTTGTTCGATCCGACCCAAATACGCACTGGTACGCTAACCAGGCTTGAGTGTTTCAAAACGCTTGAGCTTGCTTACATGCTCATGATGAAAGACTCTCCGGAAGCGGATGGCTTCGAAAGGAATATGAAGACTTTTCGTGACCGATACAATGAGGAATTGGAACTTATACTTGCGGTTGGTATTGATTACGATTGGTCGGATTCGGATTCATTTGATGATGACGAATTATATCTTCGGGCACCGCGGAGACTTGTACGGGGGTAAATCATGGCAAACGCCATAAGCATAGACCTGGTTGGAATTACTCGTATTCAAAGGAAGTTAACACTTCTCCAAAATAGTATTTTCTCCAGGGCTTTGATGACGGAGATTGGCCTCTTTGCCATGACCCGTATTAAGTCAAGAACGGTTGAAGGCAAGGATGTGGATGGTACACCATTCAAGCCTTATTCTCCAAAATACGCAATGTTCCGACAAGAGCATGGTCATCCGACCAATAAAGTCAACCTGACTTTTTCTGGTTCCATGTTATCTTCAATGACGTTTAACCCGGATGCGGATAAAGTAACACTTTACTTCTTAAACACTTATGGATTTGGTGCTGGTAACAAAAGTCATACCAGTAATCCTAAAAAAGCATTCTTTTTGAATGAGGAACGGAGATTCTTTGCATTATCCGGAGAAGACGTTGAAGACATTGTGGATATCGTAGAACGTTATTACAGGAGGTTAATAGCATAATGGCCGCCAATTCAATACGCGAACGCTTAATTCTTGCTGATAAGGCAATCCTTGATGAATTGTCTTTCATCAAGACGGTGGAGAGGAGACTTCCATCATATAAAGACTTGCAAAATTTCGCACTCACGCAACTGCCTGTAGCAGCAATTGTCGGACGTATACCGAAACCGACCAACAAGGTGAGTAGTCGAACAGGTCAGGTGGATCAGATCCTTTCGGAACTTCGTGTGGATATCTATGTTTTTCTCCAAGAAAATGAATCTGCGGACTCGGCAATATCGAGCTACTTGGATGATTTGTGGCCGCAACTTTACGCCGACCCGACACGTGGTAGACTTTGCATGTTTACTACCCTTGAAGCAACGGAGAATACAGAGACGTGGCCGCCATTCGTAGCATTTCAATTAACTTGTGTTCATAACTACCAACATTCAACCGGAGGAATTTAAAAGATGACCGAAGCCCACAGTACCTCATTGTATTCACCAGCAGGGCGAGGTATCCTCTATATTGCGGAGTGGAGTGGAACTACTCCTCCGACGGATCCCGACGATTACACTGAAGTCGGTAACTGTCCGTCGCTTGAAGCGGAGCCTACTATTGAACGCCGCCCGCATTATTCTAGCCGTTCTGGTCTCCGTACCCGCGACCTTAACCCGGTCGTGCAAACGGAGTATAATATCACCTTTGAGTGTGACGAAATGTCCGCCAAGAACCTTGCACGGTTTTTCTTGGGCACTCTAAATGCTTCAACCAAGGTGATCGCTGGTCTTCAGAGCGCGGATAAAGAGTATGCCTTGAAGTTCGTTTCCGACAACCCGATCGGGCCCAACCAGATTTTTTACTACTGGAGAGTAACACTGGGGCCCAACGGACCGCTGCAACTTATCGGCGATGAATACCTGATAATGTCGTTCACGGGAGAGGGCTTGAGCGATAGTGCCAATCATGCTTCCAGCCCGTATTTTGATATTAAATATGTGACGACAACTACCACAACTACCACAACTACCACAACTACCACAGAGTAATTGTGTGGTATAGCAAAGGAAACGCCAATGCCGAGGAAAAGAGAAGTCGTGAAAATCGACGACAAGGAGTATACCATTAAAGAACTAACCGTCGGGGAGATTATCAATATCACCCAAGGGTCGGTGTTTTTTAGTGGTCCGCTGAAAGGTAACGGTGTTGGAGACAAAGATAAGTCCAAAAAAGGAGATGAAGCAAAAGGAAAGAAATCCGAAAACCTGACTGATGAAATCACTGATATTATGTCTGATTTCAAAAGATTAATGAAGACCTGTTGTGATTTCGGTCCGGAAGACTTGGTTAAGTTGACTCCTTCTCAAATTCGCGAAATTTACGATGGTTTCAAAAAAGTGAATTCGGATTTTTTATCTTCGTTAAAAGCACTGGGGGTGGCGGAAGCCCTGGTAAATATCAGGGACGTAGCTCTCAATCGCTTTTCAAAAATGCTTGTCACCTTGTTGAATCAGGACATGTAAATGTCTTCCAATACGGCTTTTCATTTTTTCTCCAAGCGTTGAATGAGCATCAAATTATTTCCAACATTCAACGAAAAAACATGGCTATTGCCATGCGGGTTGCCCGATGGGCGTCTGATAGAGAATGGAAGAAATTCATGAAAAGGAAGTAAAATGACCGAACGACTGGATATAATAGTCCGGATTAGAGATGCCGCCCAAGCTGGAGTGCGGTCGGTTAAAAAGGGTCTTGCAGGAATCGGAAGTACTGCTTCAGCAACAACTGGAGCAATCCGTGGAATGTATGGACAACTTGCAGCCGTCACCGCACTCTTTGCCGGTGGAGCATTTCTTGGCAGCGCCGTCAAAACTTTTACCCAGTTTGATGATGTAATGAGGCAAGCTGGTGCTGTAACAAATGCCACCAAGGGAGAAATGGAGGCGATGACGGAGCAGGCAAAAGAAATGGGTAAGACAACTCGTTTTACTGCTTCCGATGCTGCCAATGGTTTGCGTTTGCTCGGTATGGCGGGGTTTGAAGCCAGTGAATCTACCGCAGCACTTCCTGGAGTACTTAATCTCGCTGCCGCTGGTAGTATTGATCTTGGAACTGCGGCAGATATTGCAACGAATGTCTTGGCTGGCTTTGGTTTAGAAGTGGAGAATTTAGGTCAGGTTAATGATGTTCTGGTTCAAACTTTTACTTCTTCAAACACTACCATCACCGAACTTGGCGAAGCGTTTAAACTTGTTGGCCCAATTGCAAAAGGTGTTGGATCAAATTTTGAAGACTTATTCGCCGCGATTGGAAAGTTAGGTGATGCAGGTCTGAAAGGAACACTTGCCGGTACAGCATTAAGAGGAGCAATCAACGCCCTATTGAATCCAACCAAAGAAGAAGAGAAATTAATGGAAGGATTGCAAAAACGTCTTGGCGGAGTTGCTCTAAAAGTCAAAGATGCCGAAGGAAATTTTATTGGCTTTACTTCGATTATCAAGCAATTGGAGGATGCTGGCTTAAAAGGAGATGAAGCCCTCAAGCTTTTTGGATTGAGGGCTGGGCCAGGTATGGCAGCATTATTAAACCAGGGCTCGGAAGCACTTGCAGAACTTGAACGTAAAATAAATAATGCTGGTGGAGTAAGTGAAGAAATTGCTGATAAGATGGAGTCAGGAATCGGTGGTGCGGCACGTGAGGCGGCCGCAGCATTTGAGGCGGTAAAGATTGCTATCGGAGAAGCATTTTCGGAAGATATTATTAAGGCAATTAGAGGGTTCCGCGATCGGATGCTTGAGGTTATTGATATTATCAAGCAATTAAAAAAAGAAGGAACCCTTAAAGCATATGTTGACGCGGTGTCCGCAACATTAAATTTTCTTGGCAGGAGAATTGAAGAAATTACAACCGGATTTAAGGAACTTACCAAGGTTATAGTTGCGGGAATTGCTGCAATAAATGGAGATTTAGGAATAGCAAAGGAGGCATTAAAAGATATTGGGTCTGATTTCGATAGACTTCTTGTTAAGAGGGGTTTACTTGAATCACAAACCAAGAGAGAGTCAATGGCAATAAAGGAGCAAATTAATGCCATTCAAAATCAAATTGTTATCTCTGAAAAGAAAATAGAGCAGGATAAAGAGGATCTGAACGGTTGGAGGGCCAAAATTGCAGGTTCCAAAGTTTATCAGAAACAACTTGAAAAACACCAAAGGCAGTTACAATCATTATATGATGAGCTTGACAAACTTAATAAGAAGAAAACACAAATTGATGTTAAATTAAATATTGAACAAATAAAAGAGGAAGGGGAGTATATTGATTATTGGGCAAGAAGTGTTGGTAAAAAATTAGAAGAAGAGTCAAAGCCAAGCGGTCCGATTGGAACCGGCGGGAAGAAAGTTGCAGAGACAATTGCGGAGTCAATTGTTCCTGATTCTCCAACAATGGAAGCATTAATGAAAGCCGGTCTCACCAAACTCACTGCTACACTTCAGACAGAAGCAGCAAAGATTGAAGGCCAGTATGACCAGAATTTGATTTCTCTTGATGAATATTTCAATCAAAGGCGAACATTGATTGAGAGGAGAATTCAACAGGAACTCGCTCTCCTTAGAGCCCAGGCGGAATCGGAGACTGATACCGACAAACGTGCCTTAATTAATGCTCAGATATTCGCCAAAGAGCAACAACTCCAAACAGCCTTACTCCAGTTGGAGAATGAACGCTATGAGGAACAAGATCGATTAAAACAAGATCAACTCCGAAAAGAGGATCAACTCAATAACCTCCGGTTAAAAGCAGAGAAGGCATTTCAGGATCAAAAGGCTCGGGTTGCTGGTGGTCCTTCGTTTGGTCTTGAAGCTACATTCTTGGAAGAACAAGCAAAACTCCAGCAGCGTCAGAATGCGGAACTTGCAGCAATCCAAGAATTTTATTCCCAAAAACTCCAATTACTCCGGGAGAATAAAGCTGCCGAAGCTGAAATCGAAGCAGCTTTTCAGGAACAGAAGGCTTCAATTGAAGAACAACACAGGTTACAACAGAAGGAGAAGATTAGATTAACGCAAGACCAGGAACAACGCCTGGCCGAATATAGACTCAACAATATTGCTCAGACAGCGCAAGGAGTCTCCCAAATCTTCACCCAATTGTATCAGTTAACTGGGAAGAAACAGAAAGAATTCTTTTACATTGCCAAAGCGGCAGCAATCGCAGAGGCAACCATAAATGTAGCACAAGGTGTTACTAAAGCTTTAGCGCAGGGTGGCTTCTTTGGAATTATTACGGGTACTCTTGTCGCAGCCGCAGGCGCAATTCAGATTGCTACAATTGCAAATCAGAGCCTTGCTGAGGGTGGCCTTGTTGCTGGTAAATCTCCAACGAAATCTTCGGATGATAAATTGATTAATGCAACATCTGGAGAATTTATGCAGCCGGTTGATGCAGTGAATTATTATGGTCTCGGTGTTATGGAAGCAATGCGCCGAAAATCAATTCCTAAAGGAATCTTTGATGGATTTTCTATGCCTGGGGTTCGATACGGAACGAGCCACTTTGCAGAGGGTGGAGCAGTTAAAGCACAAAACAGTGGTATTGGAGATACCAAGAATGATACGAAAAAAGGACAACAAACAAATATTGTAAACGTACTTGATCCGGCTGTGTTTGAGCAGTGGTCAAGCAGTACTCCCGGCCAGCGCAATATTTTGAATGTATTGTCTCAAAATATCTTCGAAGTCAGGCAGATGGTTTTTGATAACCAAAGTTAAGGAGTAAATTATGCCTTTAAATGGAGCAATTCAGACAGGAACAGTCACCAGTTTCTCCGGTGCAAACGGACTTTTGCAGGCTTTGTTGGATTTTGTGGCTGGAACAAAAGTAACAGGAGCAACAACGACTGGTTCTGGCTCAGGACCATACACGGCAACCTTGACCACTACTGTTGGTTTAGGATCTGTTATCATCAATTATACAGTTGGCGGGATAGATTTCGAGGCACAAGATGATGGTGCGAACGGCTTAAATGATGCAACAGATGGATATATCTCTTCAGGATCGATTGATTATGGAACCGGAGCGTTTACAGTAACTTTTACCACAACACCAGATGCAAATCCAACAATTGATTATGTACACGGAGATGATGGTCAGGACTGGGAAATTAAATATCAACGTAATACGAGAGATAGCGATAAGTTAACACCAGAGGAGCCATTCGGAAGTGATTGTGAGGAGGTTATTCTACACAACCGTGGACTATCTGGTGCTGAGAATGTTCTGATTGGTATCCGTGAATGGAAGTATGTTGCTGGCGCTGCATATGGTTGGGATCTTACTGGCTATCAGGCATACACGGATGGGATGTATTGGGGAAAGACAATCATTGATGATTTGTCTCTTGATTATGATTCATTATGGGATCATTTTGATGATACTCCAATCCTCCCGCTCATTGATGATACAATGTACTACTGGTTTTATAGTAACCGTCAGCGCATAGTTGTTATAGTAAAAGTACAGAGCAATTATGAATGTTGTTACATGGGTTTCGCAAACCGCTTCGGGAATCCAGAAGATTATCCATATCCGCTTGTTATTAAGGGTTGTGGATATGGTAATATCAACAACACAAGTACTTCACAAAGTAACCATTCATATATACCGTATGGACCATCTAATGGAACAGAAATGCTCCATAATGTTCTTCCTAACAATGCTTGGAGTATAAACTGGGGAACAGGATCGACCTACTTTGCAACATGGCTGTTCCCAACGGCGAATTGGGCAGATACAGGACAGATGTACGAGGCTCCGGCTAAGAAGGAAGTAATGATGACTCCTGTTATTGGTATGAATGCGCTAATAAATGCTGGACTTTGGGAACTGGATGGAGTATATCATGTTTCCGGTATCGGTGTCCAATCCGAAGACTACATTCGGGCGCATGATGGAATAAAGTACCGGGCTTTTCAGGATATTGCCAGAATAGAATACGACGATTGGATGGGTGTGGCAGAAATAGAATTTACTACCACAAGCACTTCTACAACCACAACAACTACTACATCAAGTACCACAACAACTACAGTATAGGAGAAGCGAGTCATGCCGTATGTACTTTCAGAATCAATACACTATAATCCGACTGATACAAAAGAAGCTATTGACTACATACGCCAGTTTGCCTTATCCGTTGGGTGGACCGTAGATACATGGGTTACCGGAGAGCCGACGCAATTACAATTGTGGTCTCCTGGTTATGTTGCACAAGAACTTTGCTACCGAATCCAGGTAGTGGATGTTGATGCTCAGGAGCAAACATTATCATTGAAGGGGGTTGTGCCCGGGTATCGTTCAACAAGTTTTTCAGTTACAGACTCAGTATCTACCTGGGGTGGTAACAGTACATCATATTACAACACCTCTCTTACAGCCTCTTTTTTTGATGCGTTATATTTGTATGGTAATAAGCATTTTATTTGCGCTATTTTCCATGTAGATCCGATTGCTGTGATTACTCTTCAGATTGGTTCATGGGATCTTTATCCAAGTTGGTGGTATTATAGCCCTGGTATAAACTTTGTATACAACCCACAGGATAATTGGGGGTCTTCCTCTACATATAAATGGTATAATATGACAAGTAATCCGACTCGTTGGGCACCACCAATGTCCCAGAGATGGTCTATTTCGTTAGGGTCCAATGTGTGGTATGAAGGAGCAAAGAGAGGATCATCAGATTATGCTTGTAACTACAGGCCAGCAGCCGATATTTCTCTTGGTTTAGAAGCAGGAGAATTTAATCGAGCGAAAGGAATCTTAACCTATAATAGTTATACAGCAAAGAGGATGGCTTTTCAATCATCCTTCTTTGTTAGAAACCCATCACTTGGTATTTGGTACCCAGTTGGTGTTAGTCCATTTGCATGGATAAATGGTAGGAACCTGACTATTGGAGAAGTAGTTAAGTTTGGAGCAGATGAATACAGATGCTTCCCAGGGGTATTCAGTACTTATGAACACTGGCAAGCGTATAGGATTGCATAATGGCAAATGATGGAGCTATAAACTCAATAATCAATGGGATTGAACGCACTATTGTTCGGAAGAATTATGAGCAGCAGTATGCTGATAGAACACCTGTGCTTCAAAATCCAATTGTTAATAAGATCTGTGCCGTGTATACAACAATAGGAGAATCTGAGAAGAGAAGACAAACTCCTGTCATAACACCAGCTCAGGACAATCATGCTGGGCTATTTTCTACAGACCCTGGCGGAGGCTTTTTCTTTGAGAGGGTTTGGGTAGAACCCTTGCTTTTTGCTTTACAATTTATTACAGAAGATAACGAATATGAAATCAAGATCTGGAACGCATACCGTTCAAAGAATGTTCAAACCACTTCTGTTATCGTTCTAAATCAGGAAGGTACTAATTTAACATATCCTACACTTCCTGATACAATTAATATTTTTGGTGATACAATTTACACACTTGACGTCTATGGAGATGGACCACCGCTACAGGACACTTCTTATACCCTTACTATTGACGGTGAGGAATATGTAATTGAAATAACTGGCATTCGGATCATTCCATTTGATCTTGATCCGAATTGGGATGAAAATTTGCAATTTACATATGATTTTGCTACAACCATCTGGTCAAATGATAGATTCACGGAACAACGGAGACCTTTGAGCCGAGAAAGTTGGTTTACAATGGTTGCATCTTTTGACGCTTCTGGTGCCCGTAATCGGAAGGTGATGAATCTTCTTGGATATGGAAAAGATAAAGTATTTGGTATTCCAGTCTTTACAGAGAAGATGACGCCAGTGTCAGCGGCGGCTGAATCTTCAACTATAATAGTAAATGAAGATTTTACATACTTCTACAATTTAAAGAGTCGGGCTGGATATATTATCATTGTTGATCATAATGTAGGGCAAGCGGAGATTAAAGTGATATCGAGCCTAACAGGAACAAACCAGATTGACCTAACCCAGCCGATCTCCGCAACATTTGATTTGAAGTATACATATATATATCCATGCATGTTTGTTATCATTAATTCATTTTCAGGCAATAATATTACGGATGATTTTGATAATGTGAAGATAAACTTTAAGGAGTTTAAAAGTGGTTGATAGTCTTCTTGACATCGGTGGTGAACCTGAATTCCCACTATCCATTGATTGGAGTAGCCAGCCTAGTTATAATTTTCAAATCAGCAGGTACCTATTCGAAGGGCGCGGAACAGCATCTAAGATTGAGGAGAAAAACCCGGAGACACCAATTAGCTTTGAAGCAAAGTTTTATGTTGGGGACCGTGAGACTGAATATGCTTTTCTGGACTTTATTCATACAACTGTTGGAAGAACAAACCGCTTTTGGCTTAGATATCCAAAACAGTCGTTTATCCCAACGGAAGGACTTTCAAACGGTTCTATGATTTTAAAGGTTGAACCAAATAATTTTGATCTATTTCACGTTGGACATGAACGGATATATATCCAAACAATTTATGGGGATACAATAACAAGGCATGTTAGTAATGCGACTTATGATGCAACATTTGATGAAATAAGTCTCCAGTTGCTAACTGCAATTGATAGAGATATCTCCTTGGATGAATTCTTAATAATTGGGAGATACTTGCTTGTAAGGTTTGATCACGATGACTTTAACATAAATGTTTTAACTGAGGATAAATTTGACTTCTCATTAAAGTTTATTGAATTAATAAGAGATTATTCGGATCTTGCGGCTAATCCATAGGAGTAGAAAATGGCAGAGTATGAAGAAAATTTAGAAGCTGTACAACAATCTCCAGTACCTGAGTTTTTTCTATTCAATGCGTCAGGAACCGTTGAAAGATATACATCATACTCCTCTTCTCTTACGTTCCTTGGACAGTATTGGGCGGCTGCATCTATAACCCGTGGTGGTATTAAGCAAGATTTAAACTTTGGTGTGACAACACTTAACATTACTACTCCGATCACGCCAAATATTGCAAAGTACATCCCGAATCAGCCGGTTGAACCGGTAGATGTGACAATCTACCGTAGCCATATTGATTACCTTGACCAGTATGATATTTTTTTCAGAGGTAAGGTTAAATATGTTCAGTTGAAAGGGAAACTGGCATCGGCTCAATGTGAGGCAAAGAATAAGTATATGGCAACGAAGATTCCAAATATTATCTACCAGTCAAATTGTAACCATGATATATATGATGATGGATGCGGAGTTGACGAATTTGCATACCGTCGAACTGCGAACGTATCAAATATTGTTGGTAGTAAATTGTATTTCTCCTTCACAGATGGTGGTAGCCCTGTCTCCACCGGATACTTCACAGGTGGAAAAGTTAAATATGGCAATGATCTCCGGTTCATAACCTATGCAACTAATACATATCTTGATCTCCATATTCCGTTTGATAGTAAAGTTGCAATTGGTACAGAAGTTTATATATATCCTGGTTGTGATGGCAATCCTGCCACATGCGTTGGAAGATATAACAATTTGAATAACTTCTTGGGAATGCCATATATTCCTGAGACAAACCCGGTAATCTGGGGGTTTAAATAATGTGGACGCCTTATTTTAATGATGATGCCATCTGGAAGAAGTATAGGGATGAAGTATTGTCCTGGGAAGGTACGCCGTATAAGCATTTGAAAATGGTAAAGGGAAGGGGAGCCGATTGTACAATGTTTATTGGGGCTCAATGGTTGTATATGGGTATCCTTAAGCAGGTGGAGTATGACTACTATCCGAAGGACTGGTACATCCATAAACCAACAGAGTTCGTCATTCAACAATTACACTACCATTGGCAGAATTACTCAGCACCGGGTTTTGACATTTTGAAGATAGACACCCGTTATGAGAAAGACTTCATAAGAGGAGATGTGCTTTGTTTTGCTCTATCTACAACCGGAGTGACGAACCATGCAACAATTTGGTTTGGGTATTTTGATGAGACGAGGCAGCGCCGGCAAATGTATAATTCAATAAATGGTCATGGAGTCTGCAGAATGACATATGGTAGTTTTTGGAGAGATAAACTGACAACTATTTTCAGGGTGATGAGGGACGTATAAGATGGTAACTGGACTAATTATAGCAATTGTCGTTCTTGTTGCTGGTTTGTATATGGCATCTATGAATAGGCCTGATACGGAGCAACAAGATATGTCTCCAAACACCCTGGAGTCATTTAAAGCAACAACAAATCAGGAAGGTGCTGTTGTTCCTCTTGTCTTTGGACAGGCAAGAATATCCGCTAATCTTTTGTGGTATGGAAATCTTGAGACCGAAGAAGTAACAGAAGAGGTTGAAACAGGTGGTAAGGGTGGTGGCGGCGGAAATAAAGAAGATGTTACTGTTGGATATAGATATTACATGGACATATGGGAAGCGCTCTGCATTGGTCCTGGTGTATCAGTACTTGGGACTTTTGTTAATGACAAGTTTGCCGGTGGAGCACTTGGAACCCTTAATCCAGGTGATACAACTTATTATCCGACGGAACCTGGTAGTTATGCGGCGCCTTTAAACCCGGTCGCACATGTTTTCATGAAACGCCAATATCTTGGTGAAAATGTAGCATCAGTGCCAACCTATCATTGGATAGTAAAAAGGCTTAGTGATGCGCCTTTAACACATGCTAACCTATCAAACGGAGTTAATCCAGCCGCAGCTATCTATGATATGTTACGGATGTCTGGTGCCGAACCTTCTGCATTTGTTCTATCTACCTTTCAAGATGCGGCTACTTATTGGTATACCAAAGGATATGGAATTAACATTACTCTCTCCAGGCAGGAGGAGACAAGAAATGGAATTAAAAGGATCTTTACTTATGTTGATGGCAATCTTCGGGTGGATAATCAAGACCGCTTTGAACTAATTGCATGGAAAGATACAGATACATATCAGTATACAATTGATCAAAACGATATCAAGGAATTTAACTTCAGGCGACGGAGTTGGTATGATGTATATACAGACTTCAGGGCAAACTTTATAGATAGTACACGTTCATATACTCAGCGAACAATCAGAGTGCGCAACACAGCCGTTCGGGATATAACTGGACAAGATCGCCAACTAACGGTAGATTTGACAGCATTCATTGACGTAAATACAGCAAGTAAACGCCTTTGGGAGATTATGAAGCAAATGTCTTATCCAGAAGCGGAAGTGTCAATGAAGGTAAGTTGGAAATATATTGGTGTTCGGGTTGGTGATGTTGTTCGTGTAAGCTATAATGATTATGGGATATCAGATCTTGATTTCCGCATTATTGGTATAGATATATCCAAAGCTGATTCCAATGAAATAACATGGACTTGTAAGCAACTTTTAAGCACTCTCTTTGATGCAAATTTTGAATTAGGAGGAGATCCACAATGGGTTGCTCCAAGTTATTCTCCACAGGTTCCATATGCGGCGCAAGTATTTGAATTACCCTACAATGAATTCACCGGACGTTCTCCTGCTTATTTACTACTCTGTGCCAGAAAAGGAGCGGAGACTGGCTTCAAGTGTATGTTATCTATAACCGGAACGGATTATGTAAGTAAAGGAACCTTCGGAACATTCACCCAACATGGTACACTGGATGAGACTTATCCAGCAACAACGTATACAATTGATGATGAAATAGGCGTTCTATATACTCCAGATAGGGAAGATCCGCTATTTGATGATCTTGATAGAGCAGACCTTTTTTCAACAATGCGCTTTGTGATTATAGATGATGAAATTATGGCTTTCCAGAATGTTGATTATGAGGGTGGTGCTGGAGCTATAAGACTGACTGGAATTATTCGTGGAATCCTGAATACTACTATTGCCCAGCATAACTCCGGCGCTCATATCTGGATCACTGCTCTTCGGAATAATATCTTGAAAAACGTTACATCAACAAATTTTTATATTAAGATGTTGCCATATTTTGGAACAGAAGTGGTTGACGCCTCTTCGGTTAGTCCAATATCTGTAACCTATGAAGAGAAGGCTGTGACACCTTGGACTCCATGGAATGGTGTTGCAACTCGCTCTGGCTCAGATATCTCCGTTGTCTTGAATAATACTACACAAGAGATCCTTGGAGCTGGAATGAGGGCCGCTGAGAATCAAACGCTTGAGGAGGTTCATCAGATAGAAGGCTTCATTCAATATGGTATTAACTCCCAGGCAGCACAATACGAATCGGTAACAGCGGAGTTTTCTTATGTCCAGGCTGGTTCACATTATCTTTATATGCGGCAATACCTTGAAGGAAGATATACCAACTGGGTAAGTATCTATGTTGGTGCGGCAGATGGTGATTACTATGTAGCTGCGAATCAGCTTACAAATACAGGTTTGGAGAAGGTTCAATGGGGGTCCCAGGGATTTATCGAAGTAATAAACAGAAATCTTTCAAGACTTAATGATGAATTACTTCTCGTATCGGGACTCCTTGATGTAGACCTTTCTGGCCTTGCAGATACAAATGCGTTGACGTGGAATGAATCAGCGCAAAAGTTTGAACCACTTGATTTTGAGGTTGCATTTTCAACTACCACGACAACAACCACCACCACAACCACTACAACCACAACCAGCTCAAGTTCCACAACCACAACAACCACATCAAGTACCACAACAACTACAGTATAGGAGATAACCTAATATTATATGCGAAAGTGTAGGTAAACAAAATGACAGTACTATCTCCAAGCGGACTTGAAACATTTGACTACGGGACACCCGGATGGAACCACATTTACAATCGTAATATGGATCTTCTTGAGAATCAGCTATTGAAACTGGCTGCTTTGCAGGATGTAGATGTAACAGGCTTAACCGATGAAGATGTTTTAATCTGGAGTACTTCTGCAAATAAATGGATTAGGACGGAGAGGTATTAATATGTCTATAAACTTGAACCCATCAGGACTTGACCAGAGTGAGGTTGGTGATAGTAATTGGGTAAATACGCAGAATTCGAATATTACTTATCTCAACAGCACCTTGCTTAAATTAAATTCACTCGGAGATGTTAATGTTTCGTCTCAACAGGATTTTGATGGATTGCAATGGGGTGAAGGTGCTGGTGAATGGGTGAATGTACCAACTATATAAGGATAAATGAACCTATGTCTGGATCAATTGACAAGGGTGTAGCGGATGTCGCCACTGGGATAGCTAAATTGATTGGAGATCCTGTGTTGATTGTACTTACAATCGTTATTATTTCTCTTATCATCTTGCTATTCCTTATGACGAAATCTATGGAAAGGAAGGATAAAGCTCATAAACAATCAATAAAAGAACTTACACATGAATTGCATGAGAATAGTCAAACTCTCATGCGGCTTGCTACTTTAATCGAGGTACTTGTCCATGGAAGAAAACAAACTAGTTAATCAGGAAGGCAGCACTATGAATATTTTTAAAATGTTAGCAAATACAATACTCTATAAAGGATCTAAAGTTGCTGATTCAATGGTGATAGAGGCCAAGAGTAGAGCCAAAGAAGCCAGAGATGTTACACAACAGAAGATTGAAAATGTTTACGCACAACTGAATAGTTGTGTTGAGCGCGGAGATAGATGGTTTCTTGTACCGAATACTCCAATTGATGAATGTGGTAGAGAAGATAAATAATTTTACCCCCGCATAAATAATATTTCAAAAGAATAGGAGGTGAAAAAAAAGTAAAATTGGTGGCAGAAAACAATTACTTTGAAAAGGAGAAAAATAATGCTTCAACAATTTACCATGTTTGTGGTTAACGCCTTGCTGTCCGTTTTGACACCTGAAAAGGTACGTGGATTCCTTCAATCCGGTATTGCCAAAATCAAGGAGTATGTCAGATCGACGCCAACCGATATTGATAATTCCCTTGTTATTCCGGCTTGCAATCTGGTGCTTGCTGCCCTTGAAATTCCCGGCCCAGACGGACAGATTGACATTAATGGAGAACTCAGAAAATTGTTTGACGCTCTGGGTGATCTGAAAACAATTTTTCTTGATGCTGGCCTGGATTATATTGAAGATAGGGTGATTGCCTCGGAGAACAAAGTTGACAATGCACTTATCCTGCCGGCGTGCAGTTTGGTACGTACCGTTCTCCGCGTACCCGATAATGATTAACTAAAATGGCAAAAGGAGGGACTCTAATGTTTCAAAGAAAACAATTCATAATGCTCCTGGTAATGTTTATTACCATGGTATTTCTCTTTGGCTGTCCAATGATGCCAACTGGAGCGAAATCGGTTTCCCAGATGACACCGAAAGAAAAAGTCACCTGGATGTATGGAGTCTACAATTCGCAGTATGCGGATTATCAATCGATGACTGGACATATCTGGGACGATACATCAGAGACATGGAAGAAGACTTCTTCTCCAACTTTGTCGGAAGATCAAAAGGAAATTCTGCGGAAACGCAAAGAAATCCTTACCAGGGTATATCCAATTATTAAATTATATGATTCTATGTTGAACAGCGGTGCTGTGCCGGACAGGGAGACCGAGCAAAAGATCATTGATCTTTTGAACGGATTGTAACTGATATAATCCGTTCCAAAACCTTGTAAAATATAGTATAATGGAAGTATAACTTTAGAAGCAAAGGAGATCGAACCATGGCCGATCCGGCACTTGTTGTAATTGAAGGAGGCAAATTAATCCTGCAAGCGTATCTTAATTATATGCGGCAGGCGGGCAAGACGGAGGAAGAGGCTGAGGCACTCTACCGATCGGAAAAATCCCAGTTTGATTTCAATAAGCCGTCCAGCCTGGAAGACGTCTAAACCCCCACACACCCATCGAATGCCCCGGGTTCGCCCGGGGCAACTAAGGAATAAATTATAAAAAATCAAGATAACCAATTAATATATCCACCTAATCTTTTAAATATCCATAATTGCTCCGCTTGGCGGAAAGTAAATGGAGAAAAGAGGAGTAGAAAATGAAAAAGAAAGATAAAAGAACCATTGGCATTTTCACGAATTTTCAAGAGTTTAATCCTGGTTATAGCCTAACCGGCATTGTTGTTGATCAATCATTAATGCTCCTGGAAAACGGACATGATGTTCATGTGTTCGTCAATGAAACCTTCAATTCGAAATACAATCAGGACGCAAGAATCTCCTACCTAATGAATAAATTCAGAGGGAAATTTCATTTACATAAAGCGACCAAGTTTATGCATTTGATTGATTATGAAACAAAATCCACCCTTACGGAAGACCACAAAAAAGCCCTAATCGATGCTGCAAAGATCTTTACAGATAGCATTTTAAAATTTGACATTGATCGGATTTATACCCACGATTTTATTTTTACTGGATGGAATCTTCCGTATGCTCTTGCAATAAAAGAAGCAAGCAGACTTCTATCCATAGCTGGCAAACAAGTTTATTGGCTCCATTGGATCCATAGTGTGCCAGGATCCCATCGGAGAGATTGGTGGGATATTAATCAGTATGGGGATAATCATCTGATTGTATTTCCAAATAATATTGAAATTAATCGGATATGTGAAACATTTATGACAAATCCGTCAAGGGTCCGTATGATTCCACACATTAAAGATATCCGTACATGGTACGATTTTTCTGATGAATCGTGGGAATTCACAAAACGGTATCCTCAGATAATGGAAGCAAATGTGGTCCAAGTTTATCCTATCTCAACCGACCGCATGTCAGCAAAGCAATTACAATTGGTGATCAAAATATTTGGTTATATGAAACAAGCCAAAGTTCCTGTTTTCCTGTGTGCTGCAAATCAATGGGCTACCGGTCGCCGGCGCAAGGAAGATGTTAATAAATACATCCTTCTTGCGGAACATTGTGGTCTTGAATATGGTAAGGAATTTGTCTTTACTTCTGAATATTCATATGATCCAGTACTTAATGATATTATCGAAAGCTCGGAGAATTTCGAGGAATTAGATCAAAGATTACCGAAATGCGAATCTTCCGGAGATGAAAAAGATGATACATATGGGCAATTCCTAAAAGGTATTAAATGGGATGGTGATTTTGCGGAAGAAAAAGTCCGACTTCTGCAACTCTCCCAACCATATGCTACAGGTATCAGCCGCCGGATGCTTCGCGAACTTCAACTCCTATCTAATTTATTTATTTTTCCAACCCGTGAGGAGAGTTTTGGATTGGTTGGGCCAGAGGCAGCATTTTCAGGTGCCTTATGTATTATTAATCGAAGCTTAATTATGCAGTTTGAGGTTATGGGTTCAAATGCTCCGGCGTTTGACTTTGGTTCACACTATAATAATACTCCAAGTATTAATGATGAAAAATATATCCGTGGAGTCTCCTTTGCGATTCTAAATCGGATTTATTCTAATGAGGCGATCACGACCAAAATCCATTGTCGCCGGCGATACAACATGAACTCGATTTATAACCGGTATTATGTTCCCAATGCAATATAAGTGGGCGCCATGCATATTGCTATTATACCAACAATGGAGATGGATCGTTGTCTCGATCTTGTTTACTCTATAAATAAAGGGAAAATTAAACCAAGCAGAATTATTATTATCAATAATTCTGGTTCTGTTTACACTAAGGATTTATCTTTATATAATACTATTGTATGTAATTATTCTAAAAATATTGGTGTAAATGCAGCATGGAACATTGGTTTAAAACTTGCCAAAGAGCAGTCCTCGCATTTATCTATATTAAATGATGATATTCTAATCAAAGAAGACTTTTTCAAAAGGATCAATCTCCTTCTTTCCATTAGATTATTACTCGATGTTCCTGTCTTTTGCCCATCTACAACTCATGATAAAACTTTATTTGATCGGTCGGAAGTAAATAATCATACAAGCCGGACTCATTATATGAGGAAGAAAGAAGGTTGGGCTTTTACAATCCGAGACCGGTTTGTTAAAATGATCAAACCGATTCCAGAGGAATTATTTGTTTTCTGTGGAGATGATTGGATTTGGAATGAAACGGTTAAGTATGGTACGATGTGGGTAAAAGATGAAAGAAATATTATCTACCATACGGTTGGAGCAACTTTAAAAAATAACCCCAAACTCCGTGCTTTATTGAAGCATGAGAAAAGGATATTTCATGGGAAGGGTAAGTCTTGGAAGGCATAGTTATGGAGATATTAAAGTAATTGGACAACGTTGCCATGTCTATGTTGGTAACTTTTGCTCTATTGCTGACCATGTTAAGGTGATTGTCCTCGGGCATGATCCAAACAATGTTTCCACATATCCTTTTAATAAGAAAAACTGGCAAAGGGCCGCCGATTCAAAAACGCATCCGGTTGTTTACGGAGATGTCCATATCGGGAATGATGTTTGGATCGGTTACAATGTAACGATAATGGGTGGAGTAAAGATTTGTGATGGAGCAGTGATTGCTGCCGAATCAGTTGTAACGAAAAATATTGAACCTTATACAATTAATTATGGTGTTCCAACCAGAGTAAAACGTTTAAGATTTACTCCATCAATTGTTTATAAATTATTAAATATAAAATGGTGGGAGTGGCCGGATGAAAAGATCGCCGAAAACGCTCATTTGCTTTGCAGTAAAAACATTGATGAATTCATAAGACTTCACGGGAGGAAGTAAAATGGCAATCAAGACACCGAGGGAATATCGGCAGATGGAATTCAGGCAATTACTTTTCGAATTGGTATGCCTGCTCAAACCACATACTTATGTGGAGATTGGAGTAAAAGACGGGTGGACATTCAATAAGATTGCTCCACTTGTTGAACGCGCCGTTGGTGTGGATATTGTAGCGTCTCCAGTAGAAAGACTTCCACATGTTGAATTTATCCATGATAATTCTGCCAGGTTTGCAAAAACATGGAAGGATCCAATCGATTTCCTTTTTATTGATGCATACCACGAATGTGAAGGAGTCTTACTTGATTTCTACCGTTTGCATCCTTTCGTTCGGCCAGAAACCGGAATGATTTTTCTCCATGATACATATCCTGTGAAACCGGAATTACTTCTTCCAGGTTATTGTCACAATGCATGGAGAGCGGCAAAGACGATCCGGGAGAAGTTTGTTGAAGAATTTGAAATTGTTACACTCCCCGGTCCGTGGGCAGGCCTCTCAATACTTCGGAAATTGAAAGATGGCAGGCACGGGTGGATGGACAAAGATGCCTTCGCTGGAGGGAGAGGAAGATGACTAAATTACTTTTTCTTTTTATGAGCCAAGGGGCAGCATCTCCTGGAACGACTAAACGGGTGTATCCAACAAATGATTGTGGAACAAAATATATGGATGCATTTGCAGGAGAAGGCTATTTCAAGATGCTGGATGTACTCCTCAAAAATAAAGTGATTGATGACTTGAAGATTTTCTTTGAGTCGAATGTCCAGCCCGGCATAGCGTCCTGGGTGAAGGGCCCTTCAACATATTGCGAAGTAATTCCGGAGATTCGTTTTGTTGAGGAGTATATTGAGGAGGACACAATCATCTTTGTCCGCGGCGGGTTTAAACACTGGCATGATTTACTTTTGAAATACAAAAATAAAAATTGGCTTTTACTTTATGGTGCAAATACCGGAAGAGAAAGATGGACATGGTGGGATATTATTTTTGATGATATCTTGTGTAAAAATGAAATTGATCGGCATGGAAGATATTGGTTTCCTTTTATCAAACCAATAAATGAGGAGATGTTTTTTCCGGAAGATACGATACGGCAGCAACCAATTCCTCAATGGGACTTTTGCATCGGAGCATCTCATATTCATGACAGGAAAGGACAATGGAGAATTTTTAACGCTATACTGGAATATAATAAAAAATATGGAGAACTTCATACGATTATGCCTGGCGGACCGCGACGTGGATTGAAAACGCTTGAGATGATTAAAAATCTTCCGAATGCAAAGTATGTAGAAACGCCCGGTCATGTTCATCGAACCGAACTTCAGAGAATTTTTAATGATTCAAAATATTTTATCCACTTTGGTGCTCATGGACAAAATGACCGCGGTCCGATTGAGGCACTTGCATGTGGGACACCTGTAGTAATTGGTTCTCCGAGTTATCATGCACCATTCTTATCTGATATATGTTACACGGGTTGCAATATTAATGATCCGGTTTCGATAGCAGAGAGTTTGAAGATATTACTTGAACGCTGGACAATTGAGGAGAAAAGTAAAACATATTGGAAATATAAGAAGAAAAGTGGATTCAATGAAATAATTATTCCAAGGATGATAATGCTATTTTCTCTCATAAAACACATGAAACCAACAATAAAGGCAAAACAACTTATAATGGAGGAGGTAATGAATCATGCGATCAGTTAGTAAAATGTATGGTGATAGTTTCTTCCATCGTAGGAAGAAGTTGATTTGGCGCGCTCCAATACTTTGTGAAATTATTAAAGAAATATTTCCTGGTGCAAAAAGTATCATTGATGTTGGTTGCGCCATTGGAGAGTTTGTACATCAATTCCAAAAAATGGGGATATCTTCAGAAGGTATTGAGGGTAGTGAAAGTGCATTAAAGTACGCATCTCCAGAGACCGGTATATCATTATGGGATATTAGAACACCATTACCTACCTCAAAAACCTGTATTGGTAAAACATGGAATTTGTGCATGTGTCTTGAAGTTGCAGAACATATCGAAGAGGAATATACAAATATATTTATTGATAATCTTTGCTTCTTATCAAATACTATTTTGATATCTGCTGCACCCCCAGGACAACAAGGATACGGTCATTTTAATTGTCAAAAAATGGAATATTGGGAAATCAAATTCGGAATTAGAGACTACAGGAGAAGAGTTGAAAAAGAAAAGCGTTTTAAAAGTCTCCTTGAACCTTACAAGAGGAAGAAGGGTTTGAGTGGATATTATAACAATATCATGATTTATGAACATAATGATATTATATTGCATAAATATTGGGGGTAAAATGAATAAGGAAATATTTGATATTACTTGTACAGCAACACTTCGACCAGGACTCCTCGATAGAACACTTTCTTCATTTACAAAGAATTTATTCAAGGAAAGGATATCTTGTGCAAGGCTTATTATTAATATTGATATGGCTGGTGCAGAAAAAAGCAGAGAAAAACAGAAATTGATTGATGTAATCAATGTAATAGATAAATATCCTTTTTGCAGAAGAGAAATTAGGATTGGAAGAGAGCCGCATTTCCCAACAGCTTTTACTTGGTGTATGGATGAAGTCTACAGCAAGTATTTTTTTCATCTTGAGGAAGATTGGGAATTGCTTTTTCCTATCGATTTTGAAGCAATGTGGGGTTTACTTGACAAGTATGGAGACCTTGCCCACCTTCGATTATCGCAATTTACTTCCGAAGAGTTTCGGTGTAAAAATTGGAACAAGTTTCTTGTCTGGAACGGAGAATTCTTTGAAGTGCCGCTCGATGAAAAATTGGTGATCGGATGGGCTGGCCATCCGTCGCTCAATCGATCATCTTTTATAAAAGACTGTCTACCATACATTGATCGAATGGCAAATCCCGAAAAGCAGATCAAAGGCAAGATACATCCATGTATAACTCAATCAATTAATGCACACAGGTTTGGTTCATTTCATCCACAAAACTCGCCGAATTCAATTGTGGATATCGGGCGAGAGTGGATGGTCAATAATGGGTGGAGTAAAGCAGGCAATAAAGCCTGGTTCACCAATTGGGAAAGGAGTAATCAGTAATGGATTTATCTATCATCATTCCGTTTGTTGGAGAATACCCGCAAGTATTATGGACAATTCAATCGATTGCACAAGGCTTGATTGAAACGGAGATTGAGTTTGAAATTATTGCAGTGGATAACTACTGCGAACAGGCTGTCCGTCAATGTAATGTGGCAACTCAGAAAGCAATTGACAAATTGAAACAGATTTACTTCAACGAAGGAAGAGAAATTGAGGCTTCCGATATGTTTGAAATCCATGACATGATCCCGCCAATTTATAAAAATAGAAGCGGAGAGGCAATCAAGGCTTGTGCGCGTGGGAATCCGTGGCTCCGTTATGTTGAATATCCTGACAGTTTATCACATTGGCAGGCAAAGCGTGTTGGTGTTCAAGAATCAGATGGAAAAGTTCTCCTGTTTGTTGATGCACATACCATTCCGTCGGTTGATGCAATTGAAGAAATGTTTTTAGAATATACACGTGGATCATACAATGAAAATGGAACAATGCATTTACCTTTAACATACAAGATCCTTGAATGGCACCGATTGATCTACAAGTTTTTTGTTGAGAATGAATTTTTCTACAGTTATAAGTTTACTCCTTTCAGACAAGCCAAAGAGCCGTACGAGGTACAATGCATGTCAACTTGTGGCATGATGATCTCCAGAAGTATTTATGATCAACTCGGCGGCTGGCCAGCAACTCTTGGAGTTTATGGTGGCGGAGAAAATTTCATGAATTATACGCTGGCAGTATGCGGTTTTAAGAAGTGGATATATCCGCATGGGACGCTTTTTCATCATGCGGATAGACGTGATTACCATTGGTATGGTGATAATTTGATTTATAACAGGATGCTTGCTCATTATCTTTTCGGGGGTAAAGACTTGTTGGCGAAGTTTACTTCTATTTGTAAAGGTAGACCATCTACTCTGCAAATGTTTGCAGAGATGGCCCTTAAGGAAGGTTTCGATCAACGGCAGCAAATCAAATCAATTCAAAAAATGACTATTGAGGAATGGGCGGAGAAATGGAGAGAAAATGAACTTTAAAGATTACCTTTGTAAATTCGAAAGACAAGTAATTTATACAGGGTTTATGATGGGTCGTTTCGGAGAACGCAAGGAAGAGATTGTGCCTCTCCGATATGGAAAATTATCAAAGTCGGAATTTGGAGAATTCATTGAAAAGACATTTGATGCTGGTGTTTTACTTGCGATCAATTATTATGGACTTTTCAAACTATCGACTGAAATAATTAAAGCGGCTGAATCTGTGAGACATATTTTTGGAGAAATTCGATCCATAAAATCTCCAGTTGTTCATTTTAATTCCATAAAAATTGAGGATGTTAAGGAACTTGCACCAGAGTTGTTTCCGGATTATCTAGAATTCAAGAAGTATATTGTGGAATTGAGATGGGGCCAGCGTGATGCCAGCCCAGATTTAAAGATTATTTAAGAGAGTTCAGGAAGTTAATGAATTTCTGAAACATTGCAAACCATTTTTCACGAATAAGCCCGCCAAATCCATTTGTCCAGAATTCATTGTTAGCTTGTTGAATTCTTTCCTTATCTGTTTCATATTGCTTCACATAAGGCGGCCAGTTTGGTGTATTTCCATAGATGGAGATGAGTTCATTTATTTCTGCTTTTGTTTTACAATCAATCAACGGCCGTTTGAAATTTCTGATAAAATTTTCTTGTGCAAGTCTGATTTGAAGACCAAAACCATCATTGTAAAAATGGGCTTGGTAATGTTCATCAGTCGGTGATACAGGTTGGAGAATTTGAGCTGCTTCTGCCAATGTTTCCTTATTGAAATATTTTGGTTTCATTTGTTTCTAAATCTCCTTTGTTTAAAACTTTTTAAGAAATGTACCAGGATTGATTGCGGTTATAACTCTTTTCAGGCATTCAAGCATACCTTGAAAAGAAGGATGTACGAGGATCATAATAGCTACATTAAGTTCGTGACCACAACCTATGCAGTTATCTCTCCATATTTTGGTTACGTCCTTGTCGAAGATACGAAGGTCAATCTTCTGAACCTTGCCGCATTTCGGGCATTGCACCATTGGGGTTCTTTCTTCTTGTTGGATTTTAATTAGTTCGCCCATGTTTTCTCCTATTCTTTGAATGCTGTAGGTTTGATTTCGGATTCGATTGGCAATTGCTCCAAACGATGGATTAAGTTCAGGAATTCCGAGGAGATTTTGTTTACATCAATCTCCTCCTTGATTAACCTGGCAAGTGTACGTCGGCCTTTCTCGATATGCTTCCTGGCACCAGCACCGCCAAATTTGGTGCGTTTTTTCATTACTTCGGTTATAAGGTGATAAGTGTTCCACCAGTAGGCGTAGACATAGACAAAACGACGACGAAGGTTGACAAGTTGTTCATCCTTTTCTAAATCCAGGTCTTTTATTTTCGCTCGGAGTATTTTATTAAAATGATGACTCCAGATCCCAAATTCGGTTTCAATGTCTTCCCACATCAACATCCATTTGGCCCTGGATGCGCGTTCTTTTTTCTTTGCACCCGTCGGTTTTCGAAATGGCAGGATGTATTTTTGCAAAGTTGCAGTTACCAAATCAACCTGTGCCATCATATCAATAGGATGCATTTCTTTTAACTTATCTTCATCCCACTCCATGATATTTTCAAGACCAAGTGTGTAAACAAATCCAATTGACTCGATCATCTCCAGTGGAGTTTTTCTTTTTTCCTCGGTCGTCGTTTCTTCCATTATCGCACCCTTTCACGTTGTTTGATTATCTTCACATTCCGCCTTACCTGCATAATAACCTGGAAAACAAGATATGGCCAAATAAGGCAGAAGAAAACTATTAACACGGCGACCCAGAAAGGTTTCTTCCCACGAAGTATTGGGTTACCGATAATTCTGATAATCGTGGCAACAAGCCCGATCACCGCTATCGCCAAATAGATTTTTAGAATAAGAAATAACATGGTTTTACCTCATAAGTTTATTTGATTTGGATATCTTGGTAGATTTGTATAATAATCTTTGTTTTCAGGTTGACAGTTATCTCCGTCCAATAACGGTGTTTGACACTACCACTTGATACTTCAAATTCCAGAGAATACTTTAGATATTTATCATTCTGATTCCATTTCTCACTTCCATCGATGACTCTTACATCTCCACCAGATGCAAGTTGGAATTGATATAAACCACGCATCATGATTCGCTTGGTTTTGGTATAAATATCTTCGGCGTCCGCTCGTCCGTGAAAAATCACAATCAAAAGAAGTATTACTCCGATTGTGATGATTGATAATGCTTTAGTAAGTTTTTCCGGTGTCATCTTAATGTTCCTTCCTGAAGAAGTCATAATCATAAGTGTTGTCAGTTTCATCTTCATCTAAGATTCCATATTTTTTTCTGAACTGATATTCTCGATCAGCAGCCCAACAGATCGCTTTGTTTTGCTCTGAATCTTCCCGCCAGTTTTCTGCTACCCATTTAAGATACCAAGATGGACATTTGGAGACTGGAGTCCATACTTTTTTAAATGGAATCTTTATCTCCTTCGGTTCAACCTTCCTGAGTTTCTTCCGTTTTTCCATTAATTGGCTCCTGTAGCTTATCAATTGTTGTTTCAATATGGATTTCTCTAATGCCAATCCCATCGACAAATTTTCCTAAAGCCTTGATCGATTGGTGAATATAGGCATCAGTGGATATTGACGTAACATAACATCCAGACCGTTCTTGGAAGCGTTGGATAGCTTGAAGGATATCACCTTCAAATATTTGCTTTGCTTCATCATATGCTTGTTTGGGGTTGATATTCCTGAACTTCTCCTTGATCCGCTCAGCATATACTTTTGAACCATAAGGGGTAACTGGAATAATATCTTCGGAAGCCTGATCCCAGAAGAAATGATTATCCAATTTAAATTCATTCATTATTTGACCGCTTGTGCCGAAGTTTATCCTTTCTCCTGTATCAATATTTTCCATTGTTAGTGATGGACTGGAACAGTATGCACAAACACGCCAGAACCCTTCTCCCTGGTAACTGTAAACTCCTCTTTGCAATGTGAAGTCCTTTGATGGTATCATTATTTCCTCACTTTTTTGGAATTTCTAATACTTTCATACCGAAAACTTTTTCAATGCATTGTTTGCCACTTCTGTATGCATTTATTTTCGATTGATATTCCTTTTTATCATTCGGTTTAATAACATAATCATGTGTGGTTATTTCGTTTCCTCTTCCTCTTATTCGACAAACATATGCAATCCATGAAAAATAGAAATCTCCAGGCTCCTTTGACCTCCTAATTTTTACTCCTTCGACATGGCAGCCGCGTTTTATTTTTATGCGATGGTTCTTTTTCTCCTGGTCGCGGATAGCCGTATTTACACATTGAGTAATCCGGTTTGCTTGGGTGTTTGACATACTCATAACCCTCCTCGTTTTCCTGATATAATCCACGGAAGTTTATAATTCGATTGCCACCATATCTCCCGCGGTTCCATATTTTCCTTCTCGACGATAAAATGTTGACCTTCCGAAAGAAAGCATTTGGTGGACACCAATGGAGAAAATCTTCAAGTCTGAAAATATGGAAGTTAAGGTGGAAAAGTAATATTTGACAAGACTGTCCATCTGTCATTGTAAAATTCCGGTAATTATTTCGGAGCATTTTGTAAGTATGATCCATAATTATAATGCAGGAGACTTTGCGATCACGTCGGAATATAATGATCGGATGATCCTTTTTGTGCTGTTTTGCTTCTTTGATTGCTTTATCGATCCAGCGTAGTAATACAGGACCCCTTTTTAGTTTTTTGGAAAGAGGTGCGTCAAGCATATTTAAAATGGATATTCCATTATTTGTATGATCCGAATACCCACGTTTTAACTCAATCATACAAATCCTGGTAAGTTTTCTTCCGATCCGATGCAAGGCCATTACATCTCCACAGGAATTGGCAGTTCTAATATCCTTTTTCATGCGAACGGTTGCCCTCGCACCGGATGCGGAAGTTCTCCAAAATATATCGTCACGTGGTTCACCAAATGATTTTGAAAACCACAGAGAGAGTTCCTTGCATGTGGAACGTTCGTATGCTCCACCTTTTTTTGGATTACCCTTCTTCTTTTTTTTCTTTTTTGGCATCTTTCAACCCTTCTTATGCTGCGAACTTCTCTTCCATTATAACATGTTTTTGCGGATCACCTTGACCCGGGATTTGCCTTTTACATGTTCAATTTTAAATACTTTGTCGGCAATTTCAATTAGATCGTCATCATGTGTAATTAGGATAACCTGGAATCGAAGTTTTTTGGAAAGTTCTTTCATTATCATTCCGGTTAAGGAGATAAGTTTGCCAGTCCACTTGAATGGTTCGTCAAGAATAAATACGTTCCGTGTTTTAGGAGAAGACATATGCCACAAGATAATTCGAAACGTGAAAGATATTATATCTATAATGCTGCCACCAAGATCATCTTTAGGATCGAGTTCCTCTCCATTCTCTTTTACTATAATCCTGGATTCAATTTCATTTCTTTTCACTTTGTAAACGAGTTCAAAGGATAAATCCCTATTAAATATCTGCCGAATCGATCTTGTTACTGTTGCTTCGATCCTATTTTTAAATTTCTTGTGGATAATTTCAATTGCTTTATTGAGTAAATTCCTGGCATCAATATGATCTTTTATCTTCCGCCTTGTCTTGCGGATTTTCCTGGTAAGTTTTCTTTCCTCTATTAGGAGGCTTGCCTTCTTTGCAAATAACCTATCGTACCGATTTTTAATATCTTCGAATTCCAATTTATATCTCCAATGTAAATTTTCTGTATCTTATATAATTATATAAACATGTTGGAAGACCTATAGGTATCCAAAAAACAAGAATCATTCCCGGTAATATAAGATTCATAAATGGAATTATTCCAAAAAATACAGATATAAAATAATGAAACCAGTATTGTTTTCTACCATCCATATCATTTATAGTATAAATAAAAGCAATCCAAATTGGAATACATATAACACATGATAAAATATAATAAAGTAATTCCATTACCTAACCTTATCCAGAATACGTCTTGCTTTCTCTTTGAGGGTTTTCGCCCTACTGGAGAGTTCTTTTAGTTTGTCGTCAATCCTCTCCAATTCTTTTTCAGCCTTCTGTGGAGTACTAAGATCAAAATCACCAAGTTCTGATTTCTTCTTCTTGATGATTTCATCCTTTACACCGATTTGAATTTTTATATCCTGCAACTCCTTGGATAGTTCTCTAATATCAGTTTTCATTTTCTTCCTTCTTATTTGGTGATGGGTCTGCAATTAATTTCATTCTACCAGATTTTCCGCATTGACCACAAAAAGAATCTTCATCATTTAAAAAAGTAAGACAATCCCACGGGATATCATATTGATTTCCACATTCGCATCCAACTAATACAGTATCAAGGTCAGCTTCATTTGGTTTCCAATCAATTTTCTCCCTTTTTTCTTCAACTACCTTTCCATTTTTAAATCTTGTTGTAATTAATTCACCTGGTTTTATATTTTTTTGGAACGATATTCAATAGATAATCTATTATTTTTTTCATTTTAAAATCCTTCCACATCAATTCCAAGGTCTAATGCTTTTTGAATTATGTTTAGGTAGCATTGGGTAAGTAGCCTAGATTTATATGACCTGTCTTCTATCTTGTGGGCCCTTATTTGACCAAATCTTGACATGTTAAGCCTTATCGCCATGCATAAATCCGTATACTCCAGTAAGTTAAGTTTATCAAATACTATCGGTTTCAATATCAATCTCCTTTGCTACCTCAGCGAGGACACTTTTGATCCCGCGTTTATTTTTTGCTTTCATTAGGAGCATTTCGATAACCCTTAAAATGTTAACTTCTTCAATTTGTTTAGTACTTATATACAAATCACCGAGGGTTTCTTCGGTGACAATTTCTTCATGGACACCAAAGTTTAAAACATCTCTGGCTGGAGCAACCGGGATATCAACAACATCAAAATTCCTATCCGTCGAATCATAAACTACCACACGTGGTTTATGCTCTTTCATGTAGTCTGTGACCTCAAGACGCATCATTGGACCAGTGTTTGCAAAAACTCCCGGTTTTTGGCTTTTCGTATAGTAGTAATGCATTGATGATCGATGGATATCTCCCATTACAATAAAGTCAAATAAATTGCCGTATGTATCTATCCACCTGGTTGTCTTCTTAAATTTGTGTCCAGGAAATAGGGAATTCCTTGTTATTGGAGCATGAGCAGCAAGAACATTCCTATATGGGTCCCTTCGGAAATGCTTCGGGACAGGAAATTTATCTCCCCAATTACATCCATACAAAAAACAATTTCCACATTTTATTGGTTCACTTCCGAGTAATTCGATTACTCCAGAACGCGCCAGAATCGCAAGGTTATTGATTACTTTTTTATTCCTCATATACATATCATGTTGACCATAAACAGTATAAAAGGGAACGTCTGGGAACCGCATGGTGATGGATAAAAACTTAAACAAGGCGAGAATATCCCGTGGAGAGTTAAAAAGATCACCCGCACAAATTATTGGAGCGTTCCCCAAATCCGATGCAAGTTTGAAGACAAACTGCATTTTATTCCTGAAGTCAGAAAGTGGATTACCAAGTCTACCTCTTGGAATCCTGCTCGTACAATGTGGATCACTAATGCCGATTAATTTCATTTTTACTCCTAATTTATTTTACAAGCGATTGTAAAAAACGACCAATAAAACTCCCAAGTGATAATGAAAAAAATGTTAAAATAATTATTCCCATAATGAGTAATTCAAATTTATTTTTCAATTTCATTTCGTATTTCCTTAATCCTCTCTGCGGTGATTCTCGAAAGACAAGTTGGACATCTCCTCGATTTTTTTAATTCTTTTATGTAACTATTAAGCTTTTTAGAAAATTTCTCCCGAAGTTTTTCAAGTTCCGATTGATTGTCAAGTAAGGATATAATTCCATCCTGTTTATCTTCCAAATCCTCAAGTTGTTCTCCAATTTTAATCGCTTCTTTAATTATATCTTCAGCTTTTAAAGCTCGCTCAAGTCTTCTCTTTGCCTGCTCTGCTGCTTTAATTTCAGCCACTATTGATTCTATAGTATAATATTTTCTTTCCAATTTTATTTGTTGTTGTTCGATTTTCTGGAGTTCTTCCATTATTGGTTCAAGTTTCTCCAGGTCTTTCAATGCGGCAATATCTTCTCGGACGCTTTTGCGTTCCTGAACGGCATCATCTAATATAATAGATAGACTTTTAACGTCCTGGTTTATTCGTTTGATCCAATTATCTACCGAACTAACTTTTGTTATGTCGTTAATGATCTTTGTTACCTGACCGGCAGAATTGGAGACAATGTAAGGAAGATCAAGTTGACTTTGAAAGTTTATCTCCTTTAGATTTAATGCATCTTTAACCTCAGATGGAACTGTTTTATTTATCTTCCTGAAAGTTTGCGTTTTACCTGATTTATTCTGCAAGGTATAAACCGGTTTTGATTCTCTTCCTTGTTTTAAATTAACAATAAATCCATCCGATGTTTTAAGTTCAATTTCAGATAGTGTATTTTTTGGAGCAAAGTGGCTCATAAACTTGAGATTAATCGGACGAAAATCTTTTATCCTTCTGATTGCTCGTAGGATGTTAGACTTACCTGCCAAGCCTTCTCCAATGATAGCATTGACTCCACGGTGGAAGACAAATTTTTGATCCTTATAACTTCGGAAATTTTTAACTGTTAATATTTTTAACATTTTTTCGATGCTTTCTTATTCGCCTGATTATTGCTGCAAATTCCCTGGAAAAAGAACTTATTTTGTGAAGTTTTACTCCTAATTTCCTCGCTGGTAAATCTCTGCCTTGGTTGAAACTGGCTACATTTTTGGATAAGTCATCTACCATCAAGATTAATCGTTTGAACAGGTGGTCAATATTATCCTTTTTTATTGTCTTTTCAATTTCTTCTTCCATGTTTTGTATGACTCGCCTACGTGGCATATTAAAATCTCCTTAGCCAGTTATTAAATTTATCCAATGATGATTTGTGAATAAATTTCCAAATAAGTATAATTAAATTACTGGTGTATTTGCGAAAGCAAATCAAAAATAATCCAATAAAAAGATAATTAATTGAATTCACCTCAAGAAAACTCTTTCCCACTGATCGAAAGTCTCCTTTTCAAGAAAACTCTTAAAATGATATTTATCGAAAACCTGGATAAATTTCTTGCGCGTACATTTATCCCGGCGGATAAAAGGATCTTTCATTTTTTCTGGCATATATGGAAGAGTAACGATTGGAAGATTTTTCTTTATTATCTTTTGACCTTCGTCAGAAGTAATTCGATCATATATAACGCCTGTTGATATCTCTCCGCGGACATATTGCATGGTACGACTTCTTGGACCCTTTTTCATGTCTTTCGGGTCTCCACAACCTTTAATGCCAATAACATTATCTCCAGAACAACCGCCGATTGATTTGCAAATTGGCCATTGTGACGGAAGCACTTTATAAATTGAAATAAACTTCTCCGCCGTCATCCGTTTAAATGTTGTTGGGTTTATAATATCACAATGATCTAAACATTGCCACATGTCGTTGTCCGCTGTTACCATCAAGACTTTCTTTGTTTTGAGTCGTTCAGCAATTACCGCCATAAAGTCGTCAGATTCGTAGCCTCTTTGTTGGAAATGGTTCATAAATCCCATGTGATGGAGTGTGGAATCTTTTAATTCGTTTTCTTGTTTGAATTTAAGTTTATATTCTTCCTCTTCTGTTGGGGTAAGATCTGTTCGGCGATTAAATTTATAAATTGGATAAACTTCTTTCCGGAAATTAGTTGGGTGGTCCCAGCAAAATAGGATATGGCGGGTCCTAAATTTCTTTCCTAATTGTAGAACTTTTTTTAGAAATCCATAGATTACTCCAGTTGGTTTATTGTTATATGTTAACACCGGTCCGAATGCAAAGAAAGCAGCATAAACCAAACTGGAGCAATCAATTACCAAATGATTTTTATTAAAAATCTTCATTTTTTATGATATCTTTCATCGGTTAATATTTCATCAAGAAGAAGTTTTGCATATTCCGGTTCTTCTGGAAGTTTTCTCATTGCTTCATCAATCTTATTGCACATCCAATTGATTGTTCGCTGCAATTCAAGAATATGGTTTTTTCTTTTTTCTGCCTGCTTATAAATATCCATCTATAATTCCTTGCCACCAAGTTGATCAATTTCTCCATCAAAAGCTTCCTCAACTCGGTTCCAAATTCTTTCGACTTTTCTGGAGAGTTTATCCTCAAGACCGCGTTTCTTAACTTCCGATGCAAACTTCAGCCAGTTTGCTTCTGAAGTATCGAGACCTTTCCATTTTTCGATCTTGTGCTTTTTCAGGTAATTTGCCATGGCGATAACATCACTCATACCATGGTTTCGAATAATGACAAATTCTTGAGTGTTGAATGCCGGCCCAACTTTGCTTCTTTCAACATTAACTCCGCAAAGTGTTCCATAAACCCTGTATTCTCCGAGGCGTTGTTTGGAGAGTTTCTTGATTACTCTTATCCATGGCACCAGGTGAGTGTAGAAGTTAAGAGCATCTCCACCACTCCTGTATTGTTTCTTTCCAAATGTAATGCCGATCCTTGATTTTGTTTGACTGATGATAATCAAAGTGGCGTCCACCTTGTTGCTTTCGATAAGTTCACAAACATCGGCGAAAAACTGCCAGGCAAATTGTTGCTTTTTCAGTTTCATGCTTTTGGCAATATCTTCATCCTTTGTTTCCCTGATCTTGTTATCATGGATCGATCGGAAGGAATCCCATGAATCGATGATATAAAGAAGAGCCTCTCCTTTTTTGAGTTTGTCCGCCTCTTCAAGAAAGTCCCGGCCGGCGGATTCAATTGTTTTACTCCTCCGCCATGTTATCATCTTTTCGAATTTCTCTCCATACATGCGTTTCAATGGAAAGTCCATAACTCCCTCTCCATTATTATACACGACTTTAGCTTTTTTTACCTTGCCAAATATGTTGCTTTTGATGGAGTAAATGAATTTCAGGAACCAGAAGACAAGTTCAAGAGCAAGCAATGTCTTTCCGCTTGATCCATCTCCTACAATATTTGAAACTCTGGCACGTGGCCACCCAAACTTTGCTAAACCAGTTAGAGCAAGATTGAGCATTGTGGCACCAGAAGTAAAGAACTCAACCTTTTTGCTCCTCTCCCTGGAACCTTTCTTCGATTTCCCTGACAATTTCACGGACTTTGCGAGAGTCTGCGTTTTCTTCCTCCGTTTCGGTAATACCTTCATAGTTCCTCCCATTTCTTACGCCGCGCTTTCCTTTGTTAAATTCAATCATACTTCTTTTAAGGAATTCAATACTGTTAATTAAATCCCTCGTGGTGAACTTTTTGGAGTTATCTCCAATAATAGATTCATTCCTATAGATTTCCTCGGAAAATCCTTTGCTTGAGTAAATTCCAATTTTAATATCAATCTTCGGCATCTTTTTCTCCAATTTCTTCAAAGCTAACCGTAAATACTTGGAGGACGACATACTTTTGACCAGGAACGGTTAAATCTATTATTGCGGCATTAATTTCGTCTTTACTGCCAGATTTTATAAATTGGAGCCTTCCTTTTGTATGGATGCGGAAGAGTCCAAGTTCTGTGTGATATTGGAAATTCAAAGGTTCTGTAGGCATATCCATTTTCCTTATATCTTTAATGCTTCAGTAAGTTGCTCCGGCCATGGATGACCAGACTCTGCCAGATAGTTATTTATTAATGCTTTGATATCAAATATGCGTTTATTGGTGGAAGCAAAGTCTCCGTGGAAAAGTGAGAGCGCCCGATACATTCCAGCTTCAAGTTCTCTCCTGAAATTTGAATTTGGATTTATGTCATAGAAAGAAATTTCGTAAAATTTTTCACCATATTTAATAATAATTTTAGTAGGAATATTGCCCATTATTTTCTCCTCCTTAGAATGGAATATCATCCTCCCTATCTTCTACTTTCTTATCATATTGGTAAAATTTTCTATCATAATCCTCATTTATCTGTGGTTTCGGTGTTCTTTTTACTTTTGAATTTTTAATGTATTTTAGAATCCCGGTTGCAGCAGCTTTCCAATGGTCTCTCCTTGGGATCTTATTTGCTGGTTTGGATGCTCTATCAATAATCCGTATAAGTCTTTTATATAGGTAGTTTGGGATAACATAGCATTTTATCCTCGGAGTATAATTCATCGCTCGATTAATAGAATTAAATTCTACATCTGTATAGAAAATTTGAGCAAGAAAAGCGCCAGGCTTCTTCTTCTCGGACATGCGAGTTAAAACTTTAGTTGCGCCTTCCATTTTCTTCACTTGCTCTGGAGTTAATTCGATTTCAATTTGCAGGATTGGTTTCATTTTATTCTTTCTTGTAACGAAGATATTTCCTATTGTAGTGAAGATATTTCCACACTTTGTGGCTTTTTAAAATCATTGACCGTTCAACATTATTTGTAGAAATATCTCCTCTTTGTGCCATCAAATGGATTGCAAACATCAAATGTCCGAGTTCCGTTTCAAGATCTCCACGGTTGTTATACTCAATACCTTCGAAACTCGCGTGGTAACCGTGTCTCTGGATTTTACCGATTATTTGTAATACTTCACCGATTTCTTCCACGAGAAGTGAAAATCGTTCGTATTCTTCCGGAGTCATCGTGTCATAGCCAGATGGAGGTGGATGATTTTTCATTGAATTGTTTTTCCTTCTTTCACAATAAGGTTGCAAAGTATCGCCTCATTTTCATCGATATTCCGGTCAAGATGACATTGACACCTCCAGTCTGGTTTTTCTTCTCCGACCGGGTTATTGCGGAATAATGGTTCATCAAAACAACTGACATAGCAAACAGAGCAATGCATCACAACCTCCTATCGGAAGTAAAGGACATTATGATTCTTTTGATTTGGTTTATTTCGGAATGTGTGAAATGGATTTCTTCCGTTTCAAGTTTATATTCCTCTGCCTTCTTGAGCCAATATCTATCGCGTTCCTCGTCATCACTCTGGTAAATAAGTTCATAATATATTTTAGTGATTCCGACTCGTTTGATATTCTTTAGACAGTGAATGCATGGGAATAAAGTGCAGTAAAGAACAGAACCACGGAGACCGATTCCGCCGAATTCTGCTATTTGGTTGATGGCGTTTTGTTCTGCATGAATCGATGGGCAGTCCTGGTACTTTTTAATTCCGGAATCATCTCTTCCAAGTTCTCTCCGCAAACAGAATTTGGGCCCTTTATCCGTGCATTGCGGCTCGCCAGGCATACTGCCATTATAGCCGGTTGCAACGACTCGCCTACCGGAAACAATTACTGCTCCGGTAGGACGAGAGTTGCAACCGGACCTCACGGCGGCCAGTTTTGCCAACGCCATGAAGTACTTATTCCAAGGAAGCCGGTTCATTAATCTGCCGCTCTGGAATACGGAAATTTCCGCATCCGCAGGGCACATTCAAAAGCATCGCGGAGTTTTTCGTCCGAAGCATGGAAGTTTTCTTTGATCCATTCAAGGACGATTCTGGGCGACGAAGCATCTTGGGCCCGCAAGGTAAACATTTCCTCATCGTCTCCAATTTTAACCAATGTTGGACATGTTGATTTAAGTGCCATATTTCTTCTCCTTTCTTTAGTTAAAGTATATCATATAAAGAACCCCTAATGATATACCAATCCATATTCCGGATGAAAAGCCTTGCCACCAAATTTTCCAAAAATCTTTTTTGTTATTCATTTAATTTCATCAATCCTTTTCTCCCTGGGATTCTTCCGAAGATAAGCTGCTACCGCTTCAATCTGATAATGATAACAGTGGAGTCCTTGGGAGTAAAACGAAAGTGGGCCGGGTTCAATACCGAGTTGGTCGGCGATGTATTGGTTAAGGAGTGTAAATCCTCCCATATTCTCCGGGAACCCAGCATATAAGTCCCATGAACGGTAAACAATGCCAAGAAGTACTTTCTTGGCTTTGACTTTGATATCAAGACCTCGAAGACATGGCGATGTCCTCCGCTCGGTTTCAGTCGTGTAAGGGATATCATAATTGAAGTTGATTCGTGGGTCGCCAACAGTAATAAAACAATGGTTGTTTCCGAATCCTTTGGTGGCAAGATGTCTAATGCACCAATCAAGCTGAGTGATCATTGCTCCGCTGAATGGATGTGCAAAGTGACCATTGATCCATGTAGAATACCTGTACTCCTCATTTGGATTGAGTTCAGGGTCCATAAGATAGTTGGTGAAGTACTTCTCGATTTCTTCATCCGTAGTGGTTGCAGGAATGCCGGTTGGCATGATTGGTGCAAGCGGACGGGTATGCGGGTAGTGAATGAATCCAGCGGCGACCGGGAATTCTAATCTTCCGCCGCCCTTGCCTGAACCTTCATCAATAGCGATATTGTATCCGGTTTCGTAGCATTTTGAAATCAATTGGAAGTATGCTTCATCCAACGTCATTGCTTCGACAAATGCTGGGACGAATTTCATTTTACCTCCTCCTTTTTTTCAAGAACACCTCCGCAACAACATAAATCTCCGTCATCAAACGGCGCTGATTCCTCATAGCCACAGTTTTCACAACAGAGTAAATCTTTCATTGAAATCCGATTTGAAATTGTTGCGGATATTTTTTGCTAATGCTTCTTGCATATCATGAAGACAAGCGGAACAGATTCTTAAACTCCTACTCCGGTTATTTAATTTTGTATCCATGAAGGTTGTTTTTGGAATACATAGAACTTGTGAAGCAAACCGCTGGCAGAAGTCGCATGGATATTCCATGCTAAAGCTGTTTGCTTCTGTTCGCTTATTTCGAAGGATATTGAATTGGGTCATTTCCCCTACCTTTTATGGTTAATCATTGATTCCGAGTTCGTCGCAAATTTCATCCCGGAGGTCATCAATGCTGTCCTTGTCATAATCATCGATATCAACGTCCAGGCCTTCTTCTTTGATTAACTTCTTCAGTTTAACCCAGGACATGTCGTCAATATCGTCCCGGTCGTAATCTGGCTCATTGTCATCTCCGCCGCTATTTTCTTCCGCTTCTTCCAATCTCTCCTTCAGATAGGCAATAACCTTCTTCTTCTCCTTCTTAAACCTGCCTTTCTCATCGAAGTCAGCATCATCCAGGTCATTATCATCAACAAATTCCTCCAATTCGTCCATTTTATCGATGTCTTCCAATTCATCGATCAATTCCTGGATTTCTTCGACGGCATTGGCGACGCCATCTTCAGTGCCACCTTTCGGTTCGCCTACGTCGCCATCTTCGAGACAGGATGCATCTTTGATTTCGTCATAGGTTGCAATTACAACAATTTCATCCAAGACGAAAGCGGCATCCAGGATATCGTCATCAATTTCATATTCCCGGTCATCAAAAGAGTGGCCAACAAAGGATGGAAAGTCATTTTTACTTTTTGCAGGCTCGATGGTAAACGTAATGGACTTGCCATCTTCAGGATGGACAAAGTTAACTGTCTTTTCCTCTTTGCCATCCCGACTCGGTTTGCGACTAATAGCCATCAATTGTTTTTCGAAGTAATACCATGAAACATCCCAAATTTGGACACCCTTCTTTGCTTCCTTCTTGTCGTCGTATGAAATAACGTTGTAAAGATTACGAGTCTTTGGAAAGTAATCTTTATACCGGTCATCATCCTTATCCCGAAGTTTTTGGCGATATTCGCAAATCGGACATTTTTTATCAAACATTGCCGGGCAAATATATTGCTTATTGGCAGGGCCGACGTTCGTATGGACTTGGTATTCAAAAGTATAAGTCGGACTTCCTTCCTCAGTTGCAGGATCACGTTTGCCGGCCAGGTAGGGAATAATATCAATAATATGAGTCCCATCCTTCGGTTTCCAGATCGGAAGACTTTTGTCCTCCGGGAAGATATTCGAGCGGCGACCTTTTGACTTTTGTTGACCGGTCTTTATCCGTTTCTGAAGACCATTACCTTTAAATAATCTTGCCTTCCGACTTTCTTTTGTTGATTTCTTTTCTTTGCGATTTCTTTTCATGGAAAATTCCTCCTTTTCTACCCCGTTTTAGGTCTTTAGCTTGGTAAATACTTTTTGCAATTGCTAAGGTTAGAAGTCTTACAAATATGTAAACGATTGCTACACATACAAGCAATGCGCTAAATGCCATAAATCCGTTTCCGATTATTTCAATTATATTTCTCATTTATATCCTCGCCGCCGTTTTAATTTTCTGTTTCCACTTGGTCGGTAAGTCCCACGTAATTGATTTTCAATATCCTTGCGTGTGTCTTCACTCATACGCTTTTGCTCTTCACGCGGTACACGGACATCTCCTTCCATTTTTTTATTCCGATAGTAAAGATAGGCTTCAAGCATACGCTTCCGCTGTTCAAATGCTTTCTCTGCCTTTTTCAATAGATTAAAGTTTGTCCTTGCGTGTGTCCACTTGCGCCGGGCGCGTTTTACTTTGCTGTTAGAATTAAGGGCGGATTTGATTGCGCCTTCGGTAATATTCGAATCGGAATCGAAGTACTTATCAGGATTTGTTCTGATATCATATTCCACATCGATCAAAACCAGGTCATAATTATCTTTTGCATCATCCCGTTCAACTTCTGCTTCCGCTGTGGCCTGGGCCCAGTCGTAGTACTTTTGTGGTTGCTCCAGCAATTCATCGTCCAAACGGTGCTTGTTGATTCTCAAATCCGCCCTATATCTATTTTTTGCCATTATTCGGTTTCTCCAGCCTCTTGCGCGTCGGCGTCAATGTAGCCTTCATTCCAGATTTTAATATCTCTTTCCTTTGTATAAGGACAGGAATCGGAACTTTCCCCTTTTCTGAATGCTTCCGCGCCTTTGTAGTAAATATTCAATTGCTTTTTATTCATTTTCCCTCCTTAATCTTGTTTTCGGTTTTCCTTGCTAATCTTGTAGCACCAAGTGGTTTGAATACATTCTTTTGGTGTGCAACCTTGATCATATGGATAATTAGTGCAGGGTACCATGTGGCAGGCAAATTAGAAAGAATATTTATTAAGTTATCCCATCCGAGAGCATCAATACCAGCGCATTTTGGAAGTATTTGATCTTTACTTCCAAAATGCGCCTCACCAGATTTCTGATCACCTCCTAAGATTATATCTCCACAATGAAAACATCTGTAATGTTGGGCTTGATAATCGATTGAAAGTGGATTGAAATGGCATTCCCATGCTTGATGGTCATTATCTCCGCAGACGGCGCAGCAATTACCATCTGGTTTTAATTGTTCCATGGCAAGTTTGCATTTATGTATTATTTCTACATAGTCGCGTTCTGTCGGCAATCTTTTCGGTTTAGGTATCTGCATAGCTAAATCCTAAATGTTTCTTGCTTAATATTGTTTTTCTCCGCTTTTTTCTTCTGGGCAGCATTGATTTTGCGAAGTTTGTGTCCGCATTTCCGGATGAAACGCATTCGCCTTTGAAAAGTCTTCAAGGTATACATTTCACCAACGCGCAGGACAAATAATTCATCATTTTCTTTCTTATCGATAGTGAATAGGGCGTCGACCTTTCCTTTAGTGGTGATGTATGTATCACGGAAGACATTATAGGATTGATTGAGGTACTGGTTTGGTAGTTCTTCGCGGCGTAATGCTTCAATTTTAACCACCTCAATTTTCACCGACGGAGTTGTCAACATTTGATCGCTGTGGAGTTTTCTTTGATATTGTTTAGCTTTTATTATTATTGCCATTTTCTCCCTCCTTTTAGTTTTTTATTTCATGTATTTTAAATTTTATTCTTAAAAATGGTTTAATATTTTCGGCAAATATTTTTGGATTAATATTTTCAGTCCCGGATGTATGACTAAGTTCCTGAATCGGATGAACCTGTCTGTGTTCAAGTATTATTTCCTCGATTATAACGTCATTTCTCGGTCTGGCATAATCGATTACTTCATTGATTAATTTGTCTATTATTTTCATTTTTTATCTCCTTCTCTTCCTATTATATACTGTTTTATCAGAAAGTCCGGGCGCTAATATCCGCATTAATCGGAAGAAATTTTTCATCCCTGCGATATAAAATGATTTATTATCAGGATTATGGAATGTTGCTGCTGGATGTAAACACCAAGCAATCCAACAACCATACTTTTCATTCCATGTAGTTCTGCCGCTCATTCCGGTAATACCAGATTTTATTCCTTCAAAGAATTGAAGAGAAGTGTTACCAAATGCAAGAATTAAAACGGGTTTAATTTGCTTTAATTCATCATTAAGATATCTGGAAGTACATTCTTGAATTTGCTTTGAGTTTGGTTTTCTACTTTTGCTTGGATAGCATTTATTGATATTGGTTACATGAAATAATGATCGTTCATATCCTTTTCGATTTATATCTCCCCAGAGTAACCCTCCTGCCGGTGCTTCTTCGTAAAAACCCCAACCAAATTGGTCTTCCTTTGGACCAGGTGCTTCTCCAGCTAATACTATATTATATTTTCCTGGGCTGGGCATAACAGGTCGATGGCATTCATTTCTCAATTTGCAAGCAGTACAGGATTGTAGTTCATAATATCCATATTTCTTGAATCTTCTCCTTTTAACTGCATTGCCGCCAAGTTTTTTAAGTTCTTTTGTCTCCCCATTCAAAGTATTATCAAGTCGATCCAAACGGATACTACCTCCAAAGAGATTATAAAGATTTTTGTAATTCTCTTTTGGATTAGAAACCACTCTAAAATCAAAGTATTCACGCATTTCTTCGGTAATTGTTGTGTCAGTTGGATCATATGCCTTGATGGCATCGAGTTTCTTTCCCAGATCACCAGGATGTCTTTTTATCTTTTTAACTTTCATTTTATTTTCCTTATTAAAGAATTTAGTAATTCCAGGATCATCGTCTTTTATTCCACCACCTCTTGCTGCCTCAACTGCTTTGACAGGTCCAAGTCCTCCAACTTCTTTAAATGGAATAAAAAGCATATTATCACGCGCAACCCACTTGGTAGCATGGCTGATACCAATCTTCGGCAGTCGCATTACAAGTCCGAGCCGATATGCTTCTTCCACAATCTCTCTTTTTTTCTCTTTTGCTCCAAATGTTAATGATGCACAAATAAACTCTGTCGGATAGTAATGCTTTATCCACATACACCACATTCCAAGGATTGCATATTCCACAGCATGGGCCCGGTTGAAACCATATCGTGACCACTTTTGCAAACCAGCCCAGAATTGCGTTGCTTCACGTTCTGAGAATATCTTCGTTTTCCGGCAACCGCGCATGAACTTCCGTTCGAACTTCTTAAATTCTTTGGCATCACGTTTCTTACCAATAATTTTTCGGATTTTATCTGCCGTTTCATATGGTAGACCAGCAACCTTATTAATTACTGCCATAATCTGCTCTTGAAAGACAAGAAGTCCGTAGGTATCAGAAGTTAATTCTTCATAAACATGGTGCATTTTGTCCCAGTGTTCTCCACGTTTTCTCTTTATATAATTATCGGTCATTCCCGATTCAGTTGGGCCGGGTCGTACGAGAGAGATTGCATGGGCTATATGATTAAACTCTTCCACACCCATGTCTTTGATCAAATTTGTCATTGCCCAAGTATTTATTTGAAATGCTCCTACCGTATTGCCCTCACTTATCTCCTTTAGCACTTGTGGGTTTTCAAGTTCAAGGAGATCAAGTTCGATGTTTTTGTTGTGGTTCTGTTTAATGAGTTCGATGGCATGGGATAGAATAGAGAGGAGTTTTAATCCAAGGGAGTCAAGTTTCATCAAACCGACAAATTCTGTATCATCCTTCTCCCAATTAATGTTTCTTCCTTTTTTGGTATCGATAAGAACACAACGACCAGACTTGCCGATTTCTTGCATGGAAACAATGATCGCCGCGGCGTGCTTTCCATAGTTCTTTACCTGCCCTGCAAGTTGTTTTGCATACTTAATTATCCTCGGATAATTCTCTGCAAACTCTTGACAGACCTGGTATTCATCAATAGCGTTTTGAATCTTTTCCGCTTCGGTACCAGGGAACTTATCATCAATCATTTTTGTAAAAGAGTTCGCTTCACCTTCGCTAACCTCAAAAACTCTGGCGACGTCTTTGACTGCCGCTTTTGCTTTCATTCTATTGAAAGAAGAAACACCGGAAATATTTCCTTCCCCATATAATTCTTCCAAATGTTCCTTAATAAGGTGGCGCTTTGTGTCTTCAAAATCAATATCAATATCCGGATAGTCAATACGATCTTTGTTAATAAATCGATCAAAAATCAAATTGTGTTTTATTGGATCAACAGAAGTAATTCCGAGGAGATAAGCCATTAAACTTCCGCCAACAGAACCGCGGCCGGGTCCAATTAAGATTCCTTGTTTCTTGCACCAACTGCATAGTTCCCATACAATTAGAAAGTATCGTGTAAACTTTTTCTCCACGATAAGGTCGTATTCCATCTTTAATCGCTCTTTGTATTCAGTATTATGGGAAACACTTCGATGGAATCGATCCCTATAACCGTCCACGCAAAGTTGCCAAAGTGTTTTGTTTTCTTTGTCTGGATCAATACCTGGGACATGTGGAAGTTTAATGTCTCGTTTTGGGATTCTGTAGTCCGAACATTTTTCTGCAATCTCTAAAGTATTAATAAGGAATTTTTCATTATATATTCCAACCGCTTTCATTGCTCGGATCATTTCGTTAGTTTTACGAAGATGAAGTCCGTGGAATCCAAAACTCCATCTTTTAGGATCATTCCATGTTACCTTACGCTGAATTGCGAGAAGTACATCATGGACTTTCCAATCAGACCGATCAATATAATGGCAGTCATTAGTGACGATTACTTTTACTCTTGTTTCTTTGGCAAGTTTCAGGATTCTTTTGTTATGCTCCGCCTGGATTTTAATATCATGAGGCATTAATTCCAGATATAGATCATCTTTCATTCTTTTATGGAGTTTATGAAAGAAATCAATACCGCCTTCAACATTAATGAAACTCATAACACAAGCAGTTCCAATAACCAGTCCGCGTCTGTATTTCATCAAAGTTTTGAAATCAATTCTTGGTTTGTAGTGATAGCCCTCCAGATTTGCTATGGTTAGCATTTTGCAGAGATTTCGAAATCCGGTGTTATTTTTTATCCATAAAGAGACGTGACCTCGGACCGCTTTCTTCTTCCATTCATTGACCAGGTAACCTTCGCAACCGAGAATTGGTTTGATTCCTGCCTGGTCACATGCTTTCTGGAATTTAATAAGTCCATCGATATTACCGTGATCAGTACAGGCCAAGAATTTCTGACCATTAGCCACGGCCTTCTCCGCATATTTGGACGCAGAGCCGAATCCATCAAGTTGAGAATATTCGGAGTGGAGATGTAAATGGCAAAAGTCTTCTTTATTCATATTTTTTTTCACTCCATAATAAACAGGGGCCTTGTCCTGAACCAACAATATACCATCCTATTTTTTTATGCCTTCCGATGCCAATAAGTGGCTCGGAGTTATCAACTACTTCCTTGCATTCTTTTGGCATTATGTCATAAAAATGTTTCCATAATTCAGAAGGAAGCATTATTTTTTCAAGTTCTAAATATCCAGTTTCTTTTGTTCTCATAAGAAGCATTCCTTTTCTTCCGTATTGAATTCCGGATTGTCGAACGTAAAGTAAATATTGTTAAGTCCAAGAATCTCAATCAACTCCATGGCCGACATCTCTTTCAATCGATCAATTGTGAAACCTGATATCGCTCCTCCGGCTTTATGTATTGATTGGAGAAGACTATGGAGACAAGCCGTCCTTGAAACCAGGACGTATTTATTCTTGATCATTTCCATCATCCTTTCCGAGCAATTCTTTCGCCGCGATGTTTTTCCATTGTTCTTTCCATTGTTCTTTGTTTTTCTCAATCTCTTCTATTATATCATCCATTATATCATGCTTTAAAAAATATGCCGTGAACGATTTAAAAGCAATTCCAATCCATGACGCCAGTAATGCGTTTCCTTTGGTGATCTCCTCAAGTCTCTTGGATATCTTCGCATATCGAGACATGAACCGTTCTTGATTGTTTTCGGTGATTATAGCTATATGTGGATGTTCAAACCTTAAATCTTCTACTATGTTTCCTTGGGCAATCTTCCATATCAATTCATACCTATCCGTGTAGTATTTCCCCCAGTTCTTTTTGATTCTCTCCCATACTTCTTCCGTGTAGTTGTCGAATACCTCTTGGATAACTTCGTGAATATTGGTACAGGAGAAGAAAACGCGGGAGCCAATTGGTGGGATATAATTTGGAGTGAATCGATCATGACTCCAATTAATGTGTTGCATCGTGCCACGACAGAAAGGACAACCAACCATGAATGGTGTTACTCCGTCACGGCTATTCCAGATGATTTCTACCTTGCCGCATTCCTCGCATCCATACTCCATCAAGGCAAATGCTTCATGTGGATATTGAAAGGAGTTTTTCATTTGGATATCCATGAATGGCGGTTCTTTGATTGTTAATTCTACAGACGGTTTGTTTTCCATTTCCTCACCTCACGGTTTTAAAATATAAAGTTTTTCGGCAATATCGAGTAGGCGATCAAATTGCTTCTCGGTCACCTTCATTTTCTCTCCATGCAGGCGAAACTTTTGGATCAAGTTGTTAACCAGGTCTACCTCAAATTGTGTCATCATTACCGTGTGAGGGTGGAGGTCCCTCAGAGTGATGATAAGGTCAGCAACTTCCTCCTGATCAATATTTTTGTCTTTGTCTTCTTTTGGGTAATATGCTGCCATGTTTTTTACTCCTTATTAAATTGTTAATTGTTACGCGCCGGCACATTACCAGCCCCTTTATTATATTGTTCTTCCATGCAATATCTCCTACTTTCCGAAACCGATTGCGTTTGTAGAATTTAATTGCCTGGTAATTATCTGCTTTGACGTTTAGGAAGACAGTTCTACCGTGGCAAAACTTCTCTATAATTTGGTGAGCGTAACCGCTCTTTGGGGATGTATTGATTAATTGGTGGAGCATGTAAGAACCTTTCGGAGCAAGTACTGTTCCGAGTCTTACCGCCTTGACGTATTTCTGGAAGACTATGACCACGCCTTTTTCAAATATAACCAAGTCATTGTCGATCATACGCTGGAGATAATCTTTACGAATATGAGAAAAGATATCCCTTAATTCGGTCATCCTTTTAAAAATAAAATCCAGATCTTTCTCCGTTGCCATTTTAAACTTTTTGGAAGACATATATTTTCTCCATCTTTTTCGGTGTGTCTTCACAACCAAAAAGACTATTCATCGGAAGCGCCAATATCTCTTTTAGGTTTCCGAATATTTTTGTGCCAAATCGTTCCGCATCTCTACCACAAGGATAATTTTTACCTTTAATATTTATATCTGCAATATTTATTATAAAATAACCACCAGATTTTAACAGTTTGTAGCAGTTCTTTATGGTCTTGCGAAGGAAGAAGATTCTCCACATGTCGTAGGTTGGGTATTTTTTAAAAGATTGCTCATTGTCTTCCGAGTAAAGTTCTTTGCAGAAGTAGGGAGGAGAAGAAAAAGCAAGATCGATAGTGCTATGGAGTTCGTTTGGACAAAATGCTTCAGCAATAGTTTTGTGTATAACCGCTTTATTCTTTGCATGGAGAAATCCTATCATATTATTGAGGCCATCAACGGCCGGGGTTGAAGGGTCAACTCCAATATATTTCGAAGTCCTGGCATACTTGCTTGCAAGAAATCCAGAAAGTCTCCCGCCGAACCCAGCGCAAAAATCATAGGCGACCGAACCGTTTCGGAGATACCGTTCATATATTGCTTTTGCTGCGGCTGGCCTAAAGTTTGTTGCAAATTGATGCCATTCTATTCGTGACAAGTACGAGCGGACCGATGTGTTGGTTATCTTTCCACTGTACTGGTATGCCATTCTTATTGATTTTCGGAGAAGTCTTCTTTTACTGAATGCATCAACTGGACTTCCCATCGAGCCGAATACCTTCACGGTGTATTGGTGTGGCATAAAGTGTTTGCAGAATTCAATGCCAGCAAGGCCGGTTCCAACTGAGTAGAAAAGTCTGCCTTTATAGTCATAGCGTTTTGTGATGACTGGCTTTGATTCCAGGAGTTTTTTAAAGTCTACCAACAATTCGTGAGGAGTCAAAGAAACAAAAGGGAAGCCGACGCACTTATAATAATTGTATGCTTCCTTTAATATCCAGTGGTCAACGTTTTTTACTTCAATCATGATAGAATATCCTTATATTTTTGCAATAGTACTTTCCGCCTATGTCCATTTTTAAATTTTATTTTAATTCCACAATTCGGACAATATTTATAACTGGATAAAATTTTGTCACATGTACATTTAGGACAATTAAACCACTCGGTATATAATTCGTCATATCCAGTACTATCATCAATATCTATTTTTATTATCATTTCGGCTTCTCCATTCCAAATAATGATTCTGGTTTTATGTTCATCCTGCGATACAATTCAATGGTTTGGCGTCCATGTTTGCTATTACAATTGAATGCACGGCAAATCTTCTGGAGTAAAATTGGTTCTTGTTTCGGTTTTTTCTTTGGGTACCGAACCCATGGAGCATTTTTAGTGCCGACAAATTTCCGATAAATCAGAAGCAAAAGTTTGTTTGGGATTCGACCAACGAATTGATTGCATATAATGGAGATAACAAAATCATCCGTTAATGACATTAGACGGTTGGCCATAAAAGGAGAGGTTAAATCCATATCGTCGTCGGATTCAAATATCTCCTTAAATTCAGCGAATATCGGATTACCCTTTTTGTTTATCATATTAGTTATTCCATCTTTTATTATTAATTATTAACCCAACATGACCGGTTGAAACCATAAATACTTTCCCTAACTCCTTTTGTGTATACTTACCAGTCTTATATAAATTCCTTATCCATTTTACTTTCTTTTTGGTTAGTTTGGATTGGGAATTATTCTCACCATAACTATTCCTTAAACCAATTTTAAAAGCGTGAATTTTATTATTTGAAGATGTTACCCACTCCAAGTTTCCTATCCAATTAAACGACTTATCTCCATCTTTATGATTACATTCATGAATTGGAGATGGTTTTGTCGGACCGAAGTATTCCAGGACGAGTCTATGAATATAAAATGTTTTCTTTTTACCAAATTTTGATAATGTTATTATTTTATAATTCCATTTATTTTTGCTTTGTTTTAGAATTATTTTGTTTCTGATAGACCTAATCCTACCAAAATTCGATACTTTGTAATGCCAACCCGATATTTTCTTCCATTGTTCCATATTTTAAAAAGTAATATTTTTAATGTCCATATTTTGCATAATTTCAATTATACATGCTGTTGCATTGATTTCTCTATCAATAACCGAATTATCTTTTAGCATATACTCCGCAACGGTGATTGCTGATGCCGCTGCCGCTTGATTATCTTTCAATGCTGGAATAAATTCATCAATCAAATACTTCCATAGCCACCTGAATGAAACCGTACCAGCCCATTTTTCTCTTATTGCTCCAATCTTGCCAAGTTCAAGTAAAGACTTCAGCAAACCCAGATCAATATCACCTTCAAGCAAGTGGTCGAGGTTCATTTTACCACCGATAGAGCATGACTGGAGATTGTTCAATACGGTTCTGATATCAGGAAAGAACTTATCAACGATGGTTTGGACATCCTCCTTTGAATGCTTTACTCCTTCAGATTTCAAAATCTTGGCGCAGTACCGGACGATTTTCTTTTTCGGAATTTGTTCAAACTGGAAATGTTGACACCTGGAATATATTGCTTCATCGATTGCGCCGAAGTCGTTTGCTGTAAAGATAAAGCGGCAGTTTTTGACGTACCGTTCGATGGTATTCTTTAGACCACGCTGGGCGTCACGGGTTAAACCGTCCGCTTCATCGAAGAAAACAATATTTGTCTTGTCTTTCTTCCGGCGCATTGAACCAGCGAAATGTCTTACTTTCCCTTTAATGACACCGACACCACGATCCTCGCTTGAACCATTCAATTCCAATTTAGAACTTGCACAATGATCAATCAAAATCATAGCAAGAGTTGTCTTCCCGCTACCTGGTGGCCCAGTAAAGAGTAAATGTGGAATCTGTTCTTCCTCAATATATTCTTCCATTTTTGCTCGGCATCGATCATCGAGAGAAAGAGCCGACAAATCCTTCTGCCGATACTTTTCGTACCAAATCAGTTCTTTCATTTCTTATTCCTTTCTAACGGAAATGCATTTGGATAATTGATCATTCTTGGAGGACCATCAACGAAAGGAACCGTTTTATCTCCAGATTCATATCTATTGTATAAAACAGCATGAACACCAAACATTAATGCTTCCTGCTTTTCTTTTGATATGTCGTGGCAGTTATCTGTAATTTCAACAACTATATCTAAAAGTTGCTTACCGTTCAGTTTATGAATTTGCAAAACTGCTTCGGCAATTATTTTGATGTTTTTGATCATTACTCTTCCTCCTCGGTCTCTCCTTCAGCGGACGGGAGTAATGCCCAAATGGTTTCCGAGTCAGTAATAAGTACCGGCTTAGAATCACCAATCCATAGTTGCGGTGGGTTTTCTTCATCGATTTCGATAGTGGAAAGAACCTTGTCAAGAAAATCTCCATTGACCTTAAGGATGATATTCTCTCCATTGCCGTCAACGTCTTCGACCTCACCATCAATAGTAATGGAAAATTGATGCTCAATATCAGAGCCGATGGTTATAGTGATTTCCGACCCGTCGTATGCAACCTCGGTTGTTTTTGACTTCGAAAGCCCAACATAGGAATGGAAGTCCTGTATGACTTCACGGGTCAAAACAACTTTGTATTCCTGCATACCGCGGAACAATTCCGCTGTGTCTTCTTCTGGGTCATCTTTATCCAGGACGGTAGCAATCATTGACGGATCGGATAGAAGATACTTCATCTGGCGCCGCTTGTCTTTGCGTATAAAGATCAATTTGTTTTCGCTCAATGAAGTATTGATCACCGGCTCCTTGATTGTTCCAAAGAACTTAATCAACGAATCGATGCCACCGAGACCGAGTTCAAGCTCGTTGCTTTTCTGCTTTGAGATGGTAGCAGAAGTCACAACTACCAGATTGTTTGACAAGTCAACCGCTTCAATATAACATTTCTTACCATTGACCACTGCCACAGCGTCTTCAATGATGCCGCCCAAGTGAACACGCTTCAATAGTGCAATGAAGTTTTTTGTGCGAATGGTTAGCTTGCCGGCACTCTTATTCCGACGTTTCATGATACTTTTCCTTTCAATTATAAAGATTGAATTTGTAATAATATGCAATCATGACTTCCTTTGCCATATCATATGCTCCGATCAACATGCAATTGTACCAGATACGGAAATGGATAGACATGTCATAAGCAAGGATATTTCGCCGGACAATTATTTGAAGTACTTTTGGCGATATGTTTTTTCATATATTCCACGATAAAAAAGGGCGTGGGATAAACACCCACGCCCTTCGGTTTTGAGGATTTAATTTGTTCTTACTTCAGGGCGCTGCCGATCTAATCGTCGTCGGACGCGATGGAGACTTTTCCATCAGACAGATCACCGGAGTTTTTATACAGGATATTGATGGCACAAGATTTGGCAATAGATTTGGCGATGGTGCGAACGGCCATGTTGATGCATTTGTCGGCGTCTTTTTTCTTCTCTTTGCCGATCAGTTTGGCAATATCCATGATGGACATTTCACTTTTCTGGAGTTTTTCATAGATCTTGGCCGGTAGTGAGTCTTTCCGCATTCCTTTCGGAAGTTTCCCACTTTTGTCTTTATCGGCCGCCTTGCCCTTGCCTTTACCACCTTTATTGGCTTTATTGGATTTGGTGGATTCGGCCTTCTCTTCCATGGCGTCCAGGATTTCCTCGATGGCATCTTCGGACTCATCCTCCCAATCTTTTTTCTTGGGGAGGTCTACTTCAAGACCATTTTCTTTCACGAAGGCCTTGACCTCTTTATACTCCATGTCGCCGAGTTCTTCTTCCAGGGTGTCGCGGTCGAATTTGCCACCGGCATCGCCGGCATCACCCGATTTGGCCTTCTCTTCCATGGCGTCCAGGATTTCTTCGATGATGTCTTCGGATTCATCTTCCCAGGCCTTTTTCTTGGGCATATCGATGTCAAGGCCGTTGTCTTTGATATAGGCCTTAACCTCTTTATACTCCATGTCGGTCAGCGTTTCTTCCAGTTCATCCCGGTCGAAATCGCCGGCGGCGCTCTTGGCATCTTTCGTACCACCCTTGGCATTGCCGCTCTTGGATGACAGTTTCATGATTTCATCGATAACTTTGGAGAGATTTTTCTTGGTCACTTTGGTCTTGATTTCAAGATCATTTTCTTTGATGTAGGCTCTGACCTCCTTGATTTCCATGTCTTCCAGCTCATCACGGAGGTCATCGCCGCCGGCTTCGCCTTTAGATTCGCCGTCGAATTGATCCATGACGCGGACATAAAATTTGATAATCTTTTTGTCCACTTCATCAGTCTTGCCATCGTCATCAATTTCTTCCATGGCGTTCATGAAATCCTCGGCGAGTTCTTCCGAATCATCGGTATCGGTATCGACCGACTCGTCGGTCAGTTCCAACTTGTTCAACGCCTTTGCATTTTTCTTTAATTCTTCCAATGTGACTTTTTTTGCCATTGTTTTTTCTCCTTTAGTATTTAGTTACGTGTAAATGAATTCAACTTCAAATATTAATGAAAAGTATCTCACCTCCTCTCCCACTTCTCACTTCCAAAAATTCATGAATTTGGTAGGGTAGATGGGATTCGAACCCACAAAAACATAATTTCCGCACCCTTTACTCCAGCAGAGGTGGAAAAATAACCACATAACTGGCCGCGCTGGTAGCAGTAATTATGTCGCGTTTTACCGCTGACACAAAAGCCGCCTTTACCATTTTTGGCAACTACCCCACAATTTCCGTGATTTCAAAGAACAATGAACTTTCACTTACAAATATATTATAACATGGTTTATAATTTCATGGAATCCTAATCATCGGTCCTTTTGGTTTTACAAACTTGGTAATCCTTGGATTTATCCCACCACCATTCTGAGTCAAGAATGACATTACCGGTTTCCAGGCGTTGTGTCATCATAATTTCCGCTGAATGTAACCGTCCTTTGCGCCTAAAGAGCATCCCAAGACGTTCCAACCCGAGTTCGTATTCAAGTAATGTTTTATTTAAAGTTAAGCGCATATCAATATGAGCATCTTTAGTTTTACTTTCACTCGTATCCATAACATCCAAGGAACGTTTATTTCTTGCTGCTTTTACCCCTTGATCAGCCACGAAAATGGCACAATCCAATTCCTGAGATAAACCAGCGATTTTCTTCCAATTATAATCAATATTAAAACGATCCATTAAAACACCTTGAATTGGTGCCATAATATCTGGATAATCGATTGTTATACCATGAGGTTTAAAATTCTTTTTTCTTATATACCGATAAATGTATTCAATAACATCATCCAATGTAGCAGAAAATCTTGGAAAACATTTTATCCGATAATTTCCGATTCCGTACGGTTGTTTTGCCTTTATCCCGGAATATAATCGTCTTTCTGTCATTACTTTAATGCGTTTTGTTTTGAACCAGATTGCTGGAATAAACCTCTTCGTCCGTTTGGCATTTGATCTTGTTCTTTCTTCCCTGCATTTTGTACATACCTGCCAATGTTTGTTTTCATCATATGCCGCAATATCTTCCGGATAGAGAAGTAAAGCACTTTTATTTAATGGCTTTCTAAGTACTTCGCAAGTTCCATGTTGATTATTTTGACAATCAAAAATTGGAAAGACAATTTTTCCAGCATGGTCTTCATCTATTGCAAATCCTGTTTCACGCTGCCAAAAACGTTCCTCTTTATCTTCTGTTGGCATTTCAAGATTGATATCAAGCCATTTTAATTTATTATAAATCACTCCAGTCCGTCCAATTTCCTGAGCAGTCCAAGTTTTACCTGATTTCTCGATTCCTGTTATCGCATATAATTTTGATTTACATATCGGCCCCATAAACTCACCGACGGCGCCTGGCATTCTAAATAAAACATTTTGATCTTTTTCTTCGGAGTAATATTTCCGAACCGCTTGGATTGAGCCCGGTTTTGCTGTACCAAGATCTGGATCCTCTTCATCGTCAGATATCTGCGTAAATGAATCAACTACTTTTCCAATATCATCAACTTCATTTCTCTCCAATTTCTTTGTCAATTGGTCAATAACTAACTCTGCCTCCATTCTTTTCTGGAAGCGTGGTATAACTTCCTTTTTTATAAATTCAGGATCAATTCCGTCTTCTTTGAATTTTGAAAATTCAGTAGCGAGTCTATCTAAATACTCTGCAATTATATCCGCTGTCTCCTTATTCATTGCCTGTTTATTATAATTATAAACTTCTTGTATAGTTTGTTTTGGTGCGCGTTCATATTCTTTGAAATATCGTACCAACCATCGGAATACATGTTGAAAGTAAAGCCCAAAATGCTTCGTTTTTATCTGACCAGATTTATACTTCCGATAGATATATTGCATGATTTCACTATTCATAATCATGTGGCTGAGGATTAGCCATTCATCCTCTGGTTTTATTTCGATATGTTCAATCAGGTTAGAAAGTTTCTCTTTAGTAATCATAGTCGCCGTTACCTTTCAACTTCTTCAATACGTGGTTTTATATCAAATTTATTCGTTCGTGATGTTCAAACATACCCCATTTTTTAAGTGCATCTGGAATTGTATTCCGCCAGAAATAATCGGTAAGGAGATAATTTGTATTCTTTACATGAGTATTTTGATCGGAAAGAATAATGTCTTTCAAAATACTTATTAAATCTCTGGCAGATTTTATTCTTGATTGGTTTGCGTCACGGAAGATGAAACATTTTTCAACAAACCTAACCAAGTTGTCGTGTTCATGTGACTTGATATCTGGAGACTTTTTGAAATCAAGCCAAATCTTCTCCATTTCTTTAGTGAGTTCTGGATGTGAATCCTTTTGACGTTTTACAAAATATTCCTCAATGTGGTCCTGCCCTTTCGCAAATTCCTTGAACCATGACTTTACCCCTATCCGCTGAAGTGCTTTTGATCTATTTATAGTTTCAGTATGATATTTGAAAAACTCATAAACTGTTATTTTCTTCATTGGATTATAGATGAAACGAGGATTGGAGAAATAACTATTTCCAAGCCTAAAAATATCAACCAGTGAAGATCTATACCGGCGGTAATGTTTTTGTACGAATTCAAAACTTTTTTTATAGGATTGCGAAGATTTTCGGTGGGAAACAAACCAGTGGAGTTTCATAATTTCGGCAAGAATCTTTTCTGTGACTTGATCTAAGGAATTATGATTTTCCCTGACAAGTTTTCTTTTTTTCTTTTTTGTTAAATTGCCAACTGTTTTCTTTTCCGGTAATAGTTCATACAATGCTTTCCGTAATGGAGATTTTTTACGTCTACGGTAAACGAGTTTTCCATTTGCTACTAAGGCATCCATCGAATTGTTTTCCAACATATTATGTGGTAACGACGACGGCCCCAAGGCCGGAGGAGTGTTATCTACTTTTTCCGAAAAAGCCTCTTGACTTGCTTTTTCGTCAAGTAGCATATGGACTATATCTGGAAGATATAGGACACCACGTACACACATACCCCTACGCGTGGAGGAATCCAAGTAAAATTTTACTTGCAAATATAGGTTTTCCGGAGATTCATCCATCAATCTTGATCCGGTTATCCTTGTTTTAAAAACCTTTTTCTTTTTTGGATCGAAAAGCCTTACTGATAATTTTATTTTTATATCTTTGAAACCCCGGAGAGTTTTAATTGTATTTATTAATTCTCCGTTCGTTTTAAATGTTCTTCCAATTTCGATAGTTGTTTTATAAATCATACTATCACCATGTTTAAATTGTTTAATCCTGCTTTGTGCCTTCATGTTGGTTGATCGATATATTAGAAACACAATACAATATAAGACTTGATAATAAAATTGATCACCACTGCGTTCTCCTCATTGGATTACTAATTTGGAAGAAGACTCCAACCGGGTCAATGGTCAGTTGATTTGGTGGGAATTGGCTGAAGTCTTCCTCCAAATTAGTAATCAAAACCAACGGCGCGTTTTATTTCCTCAACGTGGGTATTTTTTAATTTTCCAGGATCCTTGTATTTATTCAATTTTAGAATATGAGTTCTCCTGGCAATTGGCGCCAAGATGTTTGCGACTCGTTTTGATTCTCTTCGTCCTGTTTTATCATTATCATAAAATAAATATAGGTTATTGATTTTCTTTGCTGCCAATTCCAATATACGTTGTGCAGTGATCTTTACTCCCATAAAACAAAATGTTCCATCACCCATCTTCCAAACATCAGTTGGACCTTCCACACAAAATGCATCTTTATATGGTTTGATGGAATCAAGGTTGTAAATTGCTTCACGTGGATCGATGACGCAATCCAGGCGTGCCGCTGCCTTGTATCTTAATTGTTGAGAATCTGTAACATCACGGGAAGTATAGGCGACAAGTTTATTATTTTGATAGATTGGAATGATGATTCGAAATTTGAATGGACCGTGGGTATAACAGGCAAAAAGATTATATTTCCGTATAATCTGACGCGGGTTAAACCCACGGCTTTTAAGGTAGCGGAGATGGATGGAAGGGAATTCTTTTGTTGCCTCTGGAGGTAATTGGGCCCGTTGGAGTACATTAAAAGGAGATTTGGTGTTTTTATTTTCTGACGATTCATCTCCAACGGGTCCAGTTACATCCAGAGACTTAATAATTTTTTTTGCTTCTTTGAGAGTACAACCAACAATACTCTTAACAACATTGCCGAAATAATGGCTTCCACACTTCCAACAGGAAGTTTTCAGATCTGATTTCCGAATACCAAGGTGGTTGCTTTGATCATCACAAAACATACAATTGATATTAATCCAACCCTTGGCGACGTTCTTACCGCTCGTCCAGTACTGTACTCCATATTCCTCAAAGAAGTCTTTTAGATCCATTTAAAATCAATCCTTGCATTTGTGTTCTTGTCCGGCGAAAACAATTTGATTGCATTTTTTACAGGTGTAAGAGGTTGAATTCATCATAGAATCATATTTATTATGAAATGGCTTAAAACGAATTAATGCTTGACCGTTCATGCAGATCCAAATTCTACCGTCTTCGGCGATTTGTATCCCGAAATCTCCATGAACTGCGCTGATTTTCATATCTTGTTCTATGGAGATAATTCCATCCTGGTGTGTTTCATCATATGGTTTAATTTTCTTCTTTTCTATTGCCATTATTTTATCCTTCTATATTAATTTTATATTGTATTGGTTCTGTTGAAATACTTTTTCCACACGGACATTTAAATTCCTCATCTTCATCAAGATAAAAGTATTTTATTTTCCTACCACATGGACATCTTATTATAGAAGATTCAATATTTTCATTAGTTAATAACTGTCCATCAAATAATGTTATTTTATTTGTGTCTTTCATTTTTCCTCCTGTAAAGTTTACAATTTATTGCTATATCCATCTTCTTGTTCCAGCGTTCTTTGTTGAATAGTTTAACAGTTAACTTCCATTTTTTCTTCTCACACCCACAAGCGTTTTTCCTCCATGATAATTTTCCGATTGATCGGAAATGTTTACACCAGGCACAAAGTTTAATATCTGACATAATTAAATTCCTCTTTTAGATATCTCTCCATTTTTTTAAATCTACGGCGTAAAAATTTAAAATACTTTATACCTACTGTATTGTTATATTTTTCTTTTAGTGTTTTTACTCCAGCTTTTTCAGGACTGCATAAAATTATATAATGTCCATATTTATTTCCAACTTTGTTGAAGCAAATTTCTGCTTTATCTAATTTTATATGCCTTATTCCACATTCTGGGCATTTTTTCATTTTAACCACCCGAGTTTTTGGTAAATGCCAAAACGGAGAACACTGTGTTCAGCAAGGTACTTATAAGGATCCATGAAATCTGTTAACCTGATTTTATTTTTATTCTCCGTTGTTCTTAAACCACGACCCATAGCCTGTTTGATTCCTTTTTCTTCTTTTAGACCGGCAGCATAAATAATATGCCGAAGTGCTGGAATATTGATACCTTCTTTCCACACCTTTGTGCATATCGCTACCATTTTCTTTTCTGTTTTCATTTTACTTTTGACATTCTGGCGAATAAATCGATCCATGCTACCTCTTACAAATGAGGCATATATCTTCCTTGATTTTAACATGCTTTTGAGGATTTCTCCATGCTCAATTTTATCCACAATAATTAATACCACTTCGCCAGCTTTGATACTTGTAATAGTATCGGAGACAATTAGTTTGTTCCGCTTTCGGTTTTTCACAATTCCATATTGGTAACAATTAGTATATTTCCAACCACACTCCTTATTGGTCTCCACTGAATATGGAACACAAATCAGATTAACTTTAGGCTTTGCAATGATGCCAATTTCCACTCCTTCTTCTACCGTCAATTCCGCGATTGTCGGTCCGAACAAACCCTCATTTACAAGTATTTCATATTCCTTGGTTGGCTCGGTAGCAGTTAAAGCAATTCGAATTGGAGCAAGGTTATGAGACATTAACTTGCCGTATTGTGAATCCTCTTTGGCTGCATGGTGTGCCTCGTCTACAATGACGGCATCAAAATACGTCATTTGGTACTGCCTCGGCGCTTTGGAGAATGATTGAATCGTGGAGACAAGTATCATTGAATCATAATTATCCAATGATGACCATGAAATCTTCTTGCCGCCACCAAGCTGGAAGTAATCAAACCCGAACTTGTCAAGTTCTTCACAAGTCTGGGTTAATAAATCTTTTGTGTGACATAGAAACAAAATCCTTAACTGTGGAAACATCGACATAAAGCCGAGAGCAATTAAAGTCTTACCGGATCCGGTAGGAGCAATTACTCTTCCACGTTGCTTTATCGCCATTTTGCGGATTGCTCTTAATTGATCTTTTCGGAATGTGATATCTTTTAAATATGGTTTTTTATGCTTCGGTTTGATCTTATCTTGTTCGCCTTTGAATTTGATTTTGATTCCGTTTTTTCTACATTGTTTTTTAATACGAGGAAGAAGGCCGGTGTAAAAGTGACCGGCTGTTCCTTTTCTACCAGTGATTAAGGGAGAGGTAGTTTCTTCTATTCCACCAGATGATCTAACTTTTTTATTTTTCTTTCCTTTTAGAGACGTTTCTTGGACCCAGCGTCCACGCTTATAGAATGTTGATTTATATGATAGGAATGGCAGGATAATACTTCTGGCATGTTTGTTTGCATGACAGTGAACACTATCTAATATTGTTATTACTGGATTACTATCTAAAACGTTTTTACCCATCTTGATATCTCCTTAACCGCGGAGTCGGCAATCAGTTTTGATTTCCATATATCAGAGAAAACCTTGAAAATCATCCTCCGAGAAATCTTACCGAGTTTTGGAGTTTTGAATAATTCGAGAATTTCTTCTGGACAATTTAGGATTGTAGAAATGATTTCCTTTGCTTCATTTGAAAGCTGATCATATTCTTCCATCTTTATCATGAGTCTTTCCGGGTTGATGTCTTGTGACCTGAAAATAACCTCATAACCAGCTTTAACATCATCCGTTTCATTTTCATTCCGTGCAATGCGTTGAATATTATTTTGGAGTAATTGAAACGCGCAAAGGTAGTTAAAGTAATTGACCTTTTTAGCCATTTTGTCTCCTTCTCTTTGGGAGTCTTGTTTTCTTTATTTCACGACGGCGTGGGAGTTTTGATGATGTTCCAGTGAGTTTGTCCTTTGAACTTCTAATGAGGGTGATTGTGGATCCGTTCGCCATTATAATATCTGGTTTTTTCTTCCGTCTTCGTGGTAATTTTGAGGATGGTTTGACGATTTTTGGTTTTGATTTCCGCCGAGGCAAGATGAAGCCTTTCGGCATTCCATTTTTCTTCTTATCCCGCCTCAGCAATTTAAAACCTTTTGGAGTTTTTCTCCTTGGTATTACTGCAACTTGTTTGTCGGTTTTAATTCCATATTTGTCGCACATAGGCTTGATAATAATTTGATATTGCCGGCACTTTTCACATTCATTGTACATTGCAGGATATTTACCATGCTTTGAATATGCATGTCCATAGAGACATGTTGATAAGTGCTTCCGACAATTCAATTTATAACAATAAAAAATTGTCGCTGGCTTGAAACGGCGGCATGGGCGGGAATTGCTTTTAATGTCTTTCCGGCGTTTTATACAATATTTAGTGAGCTTCTTTTCCTTGGTACGGATACTTACAACCCGGCTGCCCATCCACTGTTCGCAATACAAGCAAGTGTGATTCATTGCAGTATCTCCTTACGAATAGTGAATCCTGGATTTTCTGGACAACTGACCATTTATTTGTTTATTGACCAAAATTATACCTTAAACGATAATAAAGCAAAAGTCAAGATAAAGAAAAGCGAGTCGGGATAAGCTCCCGACTCTGCTCTTGATTAGATATCAAGTCTCCGTTTCAGTTCCAAATTTGGAACATTCTGGATCCGATCGATAATCTTTCCCAACTTGCTACCCAACTTTATTCTCACCTGCTCATTATCTTTGAGCACCTCGGTGGAAGTTTTTTTCATTTCACGACGAAGGGAATTGATAATATTTTTGAACTTTATCTGATCGACATGACCCTCCCACAAGTCTTCCCATTTTGTGATAAAGTTCTCCACGCTTTGAACGGTCGCAGCATTAATCGAGCCGCTTTCACACTGGGTTTCCAATGTTTTAACTCGCTTGTACAGGAGATTTCCGATCATATTAATGGTCATCTCTTCCATTTGGGACACCATATTTCGAAATTTTTCTGCCTCTTTCTTATATAGGGAAGGTGGCAGAACACCGCTGTCCTTATCAGGAATATCAAATTGGAAAAAGTTCCAGTAAAAATAGAACTTGCTCCGAAGTCCTTGCTTTGATGGATATTTTTGACTCTTGTAATATGCGGGATACCGTTTTCGGAATTCCCTTTTCAAAGCAGAGTAGCGGGACACAAGTTCCTCAGTCTTCGAATCATACTCCGCTCTGATTTCATTGAACAGGTCGTCCAATTCAGTAATTTTATGCTTTGGAACAAAGAAGACATTATCCACTGGGAATGGCATCGAATTCATGAGCAAAGCATATTTGGCGCGCCGTCTCAAGTGCGCCAGATCATTTAAAATTGATCTATCGTGGATCAAATCTTGGCTTGCTTTCATGATTTCCCTCGGAACTTTGTCGCCGAATTCATCTGGATTCAGTTTTGTGGAAGCGTTCCATCTACCCATCTTTAAGGAGCAGAGTACTCCTTCCTTTAATCTGTCTTGATCCATTTTGTATCTCCTCTTCTAAAAGTTACTATCATCTGGCAGGGTCGGCGTATACGCCGACCCTTTACCAGATTATTCCGTCGGATTTGCATCTGTTTTTGGAATGAAGTAAATATCATCAAATTCATTTTTCATCTGGATGATTTGGATAATCACTCCGACGCGGCGTGTGAGAACGCGAATGGTGCTGGCAAACTTGCTTTTAGCACGTTTATCATCCATGCCATGTTCTTTCTTGAGGAGTTCAAGTAAAGTGGCCTTCCGGATGGGTTTCTCCTTGATTGCATTTGCAATCGAATAGATAGGAGTTCCAGCACGTTTGCCGAATAGTGTCTCCGTTTTCTTTCTTCGTCTGGGTAATGTGGCGGATGCAGATTCTTCCTTGTCTCTCTTCTGGCGCCGCCGGGGCAGTTTCGTTGTTGCTTCTTTTTTGTCCTTTTTCTTGCGCCGCTTTGGTAACCTTGTCAACGTCTTTTTCGGCTCGGGTTTGTCTTCCGATTTCTTTTCGTCTTTTTCATCGGCCGCTTGTTTTTGCTTTTTCTTGTCTGCCTCTTTCTGCAGTGATTCGGGATAATCACATCCGGCGAGTTTATGGGCCTGACCGAAGGCTAATCGCGCTTTACTCAAGAATTCTTGAGACGGGAGTGCCTTGCCGTCCCAGGATTCTTTGATATTGTTGAGTAAGAGAAGCGCTTGGGATACCACTTCATGCTTGACACCATCAAAAAATATCCGATCGCCAGCAACATGCTTGATTCGATACGTGAAATTAGCTTTCATCTCTGCCATAAACTGACCCTTGATCGATGAAAGCATATTGGCGAGCATCAACAATTGATTTTTGTCGGGCTCTTCTTTGTTCTCCGTAGCCGCCGGGTCATTCAATGGTAACTCCGGCTTTTCTTCTTTCGTTTCTTTTATTGGCTTGCTGTCTTTTTTCTTCCCGGCTGGGGCTGATTTCGGTTTTTTCTTTTTCGTCACTTCTTTTTTTGGAGTCTGCTTTTTCTTCTTTGCCGCTGCCTCTTTTTTTATATCTTTGTGAGTAGCGCCGGCCGCTTTCTCCGCGTCTGAATGATCCGAAGGGTTGATCTTGCCAGCCGCTTCTTTCTTCGGCTGTTCAACTTCAATCCCTTCCTTTGCGGAAATTCCGGCTGCTTGAATCAGGCCTTTATAGACGGCACCACGCATACATTTTTTGCATGAAACATTATTCACCGTCTTGTCATCTTCCGGAAGCATTTCTCTTTTCCGGTCGCACAAGGTGAAAACGTCATCCACGATAATGTGGACAACTTTACCGTCGCCTTTAGCGTAACCGCTGACCTGACCTGTTTCTTGTTTCTTGTCTGTCATGATGTTCCTCCTTATCTAATTTGAATGAATAAAACTTAATCTAATTTGAACGAATGAAATCTAAAAAATTGGAATGATATACTCCGGATAAAATTGAACTTCATCCTTTTTAATCTTCTTCTTTTTTACCTCCCTTCTAACTGAAAGTCGATGGTGTTTTGATATCAGTGATACCTCACCAAAATCAATTTGTTTCACAAGCACCGTATGGGTATTTATTTTAATGACCATTCCGGTTTTTCTTCCAGTAGACGTTTTGAAAGTCGCAAACACGATGCCCTCCTTTAATTGATATCAAGTCTTCGTTTAACAACTTCTTCCGCGTTTTTATCTGCGGGGACACACCTTACTTTTGCCCAGTCACGTAAAGCGTTTATTTCCTGTGACATTGTTTGGGCAATTGGGATAATGAACTGCTTTGACTCTTCGAGGGAACATTTTTTCATTCTTGACACGTTGACCAATGCTTCGATTTCAGCACCGGAGAAGTTGCTCATTTCCGGTACACCCTTTGCTTTGATCTTGTGTTTCTTGGCGTAGAATTGGAGGATGGTCTTCCGTGTTTCATCTCCAGGCAGATCAATATAAAAAGGAGAAGTATCCCAGCGACCAGGCCGGAGATACTCAGGCGGGATGCCAATGAAACTGTTTGCAGTTCCGGCAATGTAGACACCTTCAGGGCGGTTTTGAAGAAAATCTAACCATTTGCTTAGTGCTCTTTTGCTTGTACCGTGATCGCCATCTCCGCTTCCACCAGCCCCAGCAAATTGCTTTTCAAATTCATCAATTAAGACAAAGCAATCACCAATTGCAGTGATGATGGAAATAACCATATCGACATTTTTATCGGTATCACCGATGAACTTGGAGAAAAGTTTTCCCATATCCACAATGAGACCGAACTTTCCAGTTTCGCCGACGATTGCTTCAGCAAGAGAAGTCTTTCCGCAGCCTGGAGGGCCGACGAATAAAACTCCTTTTGCTGTTGGGTCTTCGATTGTATCAAGTATGAAGTTTTTAACAGCATCATACCCAACAACATCGGAGAAATTTCTGTTTGCTGGAATAACTCTCAAGAAACCAGTTTTGGAAAGCGCCTGTGCCTTATATGCGTTAATTGTTTCGGTGTCAATCTTTTTGTTCCGAATCAGCGACAAGGAGAAAACACTCTCTAATTCCTTGCGTGTCAACCCCTTCGAAAACCGGACGATTTTCTCCAAGTCTTCATCTGTTGGCATGAATTTTTCTTCCGGAACAATGTGATTGATAGTAGAAACAATTGCTTCCCTACCTGGTAACTCCATTTCCATAACAAGGATATCCTTGTCAAGTTCTGCTGGGATTTCGATTTTGTGGGAGACAATCACGAAACACTTGCCGGCCGCAGCCCATAGTGGGAAAGCATTTTTGATTGCTTGAATTGGCTGCGGCTTTCCAATGAACCAGTGATAATTGAAGGCGAACATGACCGAATTGTCATCTCCTTCAATTAGTTTTTTGATCGGTTCCATTGGATCGGGAGATTGAATTAAATCCCAGTAATGTGTGGAGAAGTTGATTCGATCATAAGACTTGATCATCGGCTCAATTTCTCTTTGCACCCGTTCTGGCTCGTCAGTCTTTAACCAGATTACTGGGAAACCAGCCCGAAGATAATCAACCATTTCTGTGTGGTGAATCATAATACTACCTCCTTTAATAATGTGTTATTGTTCTGGCTACCATCGTCAGGTCATACCCACCACAGTATGACGACGGGTCAAAAGACCCGTTTCGGTATTATTCTCCCTTAATATATGGTTAACTTCATTTGGATATCGCCGTTTTGCTGTTCGATTGTGATATTATCCCAAAGCGTGGTATCGATGTTTTGCTTCACCACCTCCATGTTGTAATCTTGGAGCAGATCGCCAAATTGATCCATGCTGCCTGTTTGACTTCCGAAATTATCATAATGGATTCGTCCTTCTTCGTCGATGATTAAAGGATACCTCCATTTGGATAACTCGATCTTGGCGACGCCTGAATGGGTCTGGTCGCGGTAGAATTCTCCGGTCACCTTGCCGTTTGCAACTTGCGTGAAAGTAATTCCTTTTCCAAGGCAAACTTTCTTTAGGGAATTCAGATCGGTGATTTTGTGTTTGAAAATGGATATGTGGCTCATGCTTTACTCCTTTTCCTCATAATGAATTGATCCCCAGAAACACCTGGATGGAATTGAGTCGGCCAGTGGCAAACAAGTTCGAAGCCATGCTTTTCTTCAAATTCTTGGATTATGGAAAGTAAATCCTTTGACTTGATTTTAAACTTTTTCGAGAAGTCAATTGGCATCGACCATGTTCCGTTGCCGTCTGCAATTCCCCCTTGAACATCTCCCATATTGATATGGAAGCATAACATGGTGATTTTATTTTTTGCCATCTTTACCCCTTTTTTTGTTATTGGTTCAACCCATGTTTCAAGCGGGAAGTGGCAACGTTCACCACCAAGTCCTTCTCTTCGGAGTAGTTTGAGGACTTCTTCCGCTTGTTCCTTGGTATCATGTTTATCGGTTGTCATATCATTATAGAATCCGTGACATGGATCCCATTTAGCACATGATTTCCAATTTTTCATAGAACACCTCCTATCCGCACCAGCCAGAGGGAAGACCGTCAGTTCCGCAGATGATCTGCTTTTCTTCTTCCTCATAGTAAGAGGGTTTGAGGTTGTGTTCCTCGGGTTCGCCAAAGATCCGTTTCAGGAAAGCAGTTTTCTCCAGACACTCACTACCTTTAAATCCGGTTGCTTCTGCTTTCACCGAGCCATCCTTTCCAAACGTAATAACTACCTGTCTCATGTTTTTTCTCCTTTCGTGTTAAGTTTCTGGCTCCATCGTCAGGGTATGACCACCACGTCATACCGACCGGGAAGTATTTCCCGGTTTCGGTTGAGTTCTCCTAAAGTTTTGCCGTGAGGTGCTCTGCGGCTTTCATGATAGCAGGACAAACCCAGTACAGAAATCCAAATCCGAATATACCAAGAATAGCAGAAATAACAATAGGTGTTAAACTTCTTCTCCTGTTAGCACTTACAAATCCGCAAAGGACGCATAAAGCGGCAAAAAAATATGCCAGCATATAAAACGTTCCGATGCTCATTTCCTCTCCTTTATTTAATGTTGAAATAATCAGTTATTGCCAAAGTGCCCAAAATATCTCCTTCAATATTGTTTTCTTCTCTGATATTATATTGGAAACAGATCATATAACGTCCGTCCTCTAATTCTATTCCGGTGCAACAATCCGTCCAACATTTTTCACTGCCGCAATATTCAATTAAATGGGCGTTTCCATTATGTCTTTCGATTGCTCTTTGAAGAAGTTGGTGGACCGCATTGGTCAATTTCTCCTCATCAAAATTTTCTGGAAGTATCATATGTTTAAACATGTCTTCTCCTCTTGTTTTTTCATTCTAAGTGGCTACCTTCGTCAGGTCGTGGTCACCAACCACGACGACCGTGGAGAAGTATTCCACGGTTTCGGCTTCATAAATCTTTAATTATTTTAAAATTATCAATTAAATTTAGATAATCCTTCAGATGCTTCGGATTGTTTTTATGGGTATTTTTGACTTGCTTCTCAAAACTCTTCAATGTTCCGTGAAAGCAACCGGTAATTATTTGTATATCATCACCAATCCAGTAAAAGGTTACTTGGTCATTCCTACTGCCAATTGGTTTGCTGACATATCGTTGCGGATTTGATTTAAATAATGTACAACTATAGCAACTATAGCAACTACAGCAACCATAGCAATCATGGCAACCATAGCAATCATGGCAATTATGGCAATTACAGCAACCATAGCAATCATAGCAATCATGGCAATCATAGCAATTATGGCAACCATGGCAATCATGGCAACCATGGCAATTACAGCAACCATAGCAATCATGGCAATTATGGCAATTATGGCAATCATGGCAATCAGCTAACGAGTTTGAATATATTATTGCCATTGCCTCTGTAGTAGTTTTTGCATTCCAGGAATTGTTACTGTCATCAATCCATCTTTCGTTTAATTTCTTCATTTCATTCTCCTTTAATATGTGTTATTGGCTATCATCATCAGGAGTAAGGCACCACCCTTACTCGACCGGGAATTACTTCCCGGTTTCGACTTCATTGCAATTTGCTCAAGTTGACCGTGATTACCTTTTCTTCTTTAGGGGAGTACCATTGTGAATTACCTGACACCCATTGGGTTGAATAGCAATAATGGCCACGGTTTGTATCCACAAGATGTTTTGCTGCCCGATTAATATTTTCTTCGTATTCATCCCTCGGATTCGAATATCTTTCGAGCATTTTGGTTGCCGTTTTCATTATTTTTCTCCTTCCAGAACTCGTTTCCAGTTTTTGTAGAAATCCATTGCCGCGTCAGCATTCTTGAATTGGAGATAGATAGCATTTTTAATGGTTGGTACTCTATCCCACCTATCCAATTCTTTGTATTTCTTTTTTATACTTTTGAATGTTTCTACGGCTACACTGAAACCAACTTCTGAATCGAAATAAACTAAAAGTATTTTTGTTTTCTTCATGTAAAAATCAACATACTTTGCTTTCATTTCGTTCTCCTTTTTAATTGTATTGTTCTGGCTACCATCGTCAGGTCGTGGTCACCAACCACGACGACCGTGGAGTAATACTCCACGGTTTCGGCTTATTCGCAGTATGGAAGTGGATCTGCTTCGTAAGTAATCGTTCCGCATTTTTTACAATATTCGATTGGTTCACCGGCAAATCCGTTTGATTCTCTTAATTTATGAGAACCACAATTTGGACATTTTACTCCGGCCGCTTTCAACCGTTTATCAATGATATACTCTCGATGCATATCCATAAACAGTTTAATTGGGTTATGTCCAAAACGAATATTGATTTTCCATATGTAGATATGGAGACTAGTATAAGGATCTTTCCAACTGCCGGAGAATCCGATCCGAAACAATTTAAGATCTTGCCAAGAATGGGCGTTTCCATATCTCCACACCTCAACAAGAGTTCTGCCGTTATGTTGAAGTAACTTTGCCATTTGGATATGAGGAATTCTCCATTTTATCCACAGGTAAATTCTTTTTACTTTTTCTTTCATGTCTTTTCTCCTTTTTAATGTTATTGGCTATCATCGTCAGTACCATGGCACCACCCACAGTAGACGGGCCCCCCGCAGGCCCGTTTCGAATTATTTTAAAACAATATCTCCCGAAGTGATTATATAATAAGCTTTGCTTTCGACTAATTTTTTAGCTGTTCTAAGATCAATCAGTCCAATGTCCCGACCACGTTTATCAAGTATATTAATATTATCGCCGAGTAAATTATCTGGATTCATCATTGCTTGATTCATGATTTTACCTCTCTTTAAGAAAGTTTTTTTAAACAAATCCCTCAAGTTCAGCCACGAACTCTTCCGGAGTCATCCCACACTCAAAACTTTCATGGGCGTTCATGGGTTGGATGCTATCGTTATAGGGGTCGATGTTGGCACCAATAAGTTGCTGAACCCTTTTCCACCATTTTCCAAAGTCTCTATAATACAACTCCGCATCATTGAAAATCTGTTTAAATAATTTCATTGTTTTTCTCCT